ATGTCTACGAAAATCCAACGATCGGACCCGAAATTTACGTTTATAACTAAACGGGAAGCATCCGTTAATATCGATTTATTTGCGGAGAAAGAAAAATATTTATACACAAAACGGATCGAAAAACGGGCGCCGAAGACAATCGATGCATACCGTCAAGTACTCGATCAATTTACGAAATGGTACGCTGAATCCGAACATTCCGAAATTAATTCGGAAGTTATGCGTGAGTACATTCATTACCTTTCCTTCGAGAAGAAACGTTGGGATGACCATCCTACGAGTCCTACCGGTGTTAAAGGCTTATCTACTCGTACAATTAACAACGTTATTCGAAACTTAAAAATATTCTTCAACTATCTTGTTAGTGAGAGGATTATTCTTAATTCACCGATGGATTCCGTAAAATACCAACTTGAAGAAAAAGACACGTTCGAAGTTTTTACGGACCAAGACGTAATAACGCTACTTAATGCGCCAAATCGACGGGTATATACTGGACTGCGCGACTATGTAATGATGTTGGTATTAGTGGATACAGGGTTGCGAATAAAAGAGCTGACGGGATTGTTAATATCCGACATAGACTTCAAACTGAATCAAATCGTGGTAAGGGCCGAGATAGCAAAAACAAAGATGACTCGCGTTGCTCCGATTTCTAAAATTACTGCAAAGGAGTTAGAGAAGCTGATCTCATATATGAACGTCGAGGATAATGATTACCTATGGCTTACTCAATTCGGTGAGCGTTATTTTGGTGATACATTTGGTAAGATGTTAAAGCTGTATGCAAAGCGAGCAAAATTAAAAGGGCCGCGCGTATCCCCTCATACTTTTCGTCATTACTTCGCAGTTAAATTTTTGAGAAACGGCGGCGATCCAATTGCTTTAATGAGAATATTAGGCCACACCGACTTAGCGATGACGGAGAAATATGTACGTTACACGAAAATGGATCTGAGTGAACAACATATCAACGCGAGTCCAGTTATGAGCCTAATAGACAAAGGCAACGAGAAAAAGCGAGGGAAAGCTAAATTCAAATAATTCACAACGCCCCGATCCTGGGGCTTTCTTTCTATATAATGAAGCAAAAATTTGACCTTGCAATTATTAAATGTTATTATACGAATATATGTTCGTGTTATTTAGGAGGTATCTACGTCTATGGCAGCACCAAGGATGAGCAACGAAGACTACTCACTAATTAAAAGCTTCTTGATAATTCCGGTTGTCCTATCGGTATTCGAACGCGACGCAAATATCATCGGTAAGTTCAGCATGCTAAAAACGCCCGATCCGTATGTCGACGTAATCCAATGCGGCATGCAGAGGGCGACAACTGTGCTGGCGGAGGTGCGACGAAATATGCGTAACAGCGGAATCAAAGTTTACGAGGTGGTCCGGACGGCAAAAGGGATCGAGGCCAAGTATCAATGTCGCGGCTATCACAGTGAATTTTCGATGCTTTGGTCGCTAGTGCAGGCGGACGTTTCGGTGCGAATGCGTTTGTATATGGGGCTTGACATATCCGAATTTGTACGCCATGATTTAGAGGAACATGAGCAAGTGATTATACATTGATAATAAAATGCTCTAAGGAATTGTTGAATTCTTTCTACCACTTCGTTATACTTTGAATTAATTGAATAATAACCATTAAATCGGAAGCACCGATAAAATCCTATCTTTGGGTTTTGTTGGTGCTTTTTTTCTTTTTCTTTGAAAGAAGGTGATATGTATTTAGAATCAAAGCAAGTTCATCAATTTCTTAGGAGGAAGCACGAAATGAACTCAGATTTCTTATTTTTAGTTGTACGTCTTATGACGGCGTGTGGATTATCATTCGTATTTGGGTGGATGGTAAAATTAGAACTGCAATACTTAGCAACTGATCTTGCTCCAATGAGGATCGTTTATTTATCTGTTATCTTGCTTATCATGTTTATTGCTCGAAAGCTCTCGTTATTTAGTCTCTTTTTAGAAATTCTTAAAAACTTTTACGTTTTACTTAAGAAACAAAAAAGGTAAATTTAAAACAGAAAAAGCGCCCATCAACGAAGTCATACGTTCAACTCCGCCAGTGGGCGCTATTCTAACGTTATTCAGTTTTGTTCGTTCTCTTCCCGTCAACATACGCTTCAGCGAAAATGTACGCCACAACCGCACCGACTGCGCCAATAATGCCGACAACCTGCGTCACTGTTTCCGCACCTGCACCACCGGCCACCAATACGCTAGTACCTAACGCCGCCACCAACGCCCAAAATTTCCGACTCGCCAATTTACGTTTCCAATCCATCTATACCGCCCCCTTGACGTTGAAAGATCCTTGCCGATGCATAACTGTGATTAGCCGGTAGAAATCGTACGAACCACCAGCCGTCGTATCGAGTACGCCTGCACGTTTAGCGGCCACGCACGCATCAACAGCCCACGTCGGAATCTCCGCCATTTTAGCGTTGCCCTCCAACGTTGCGATCCGTTTGGCTTGCGCCTCTACCGTTTCTTGTAACGACTTGAATGCTGCTCTCTCTTCCACTGTCATTTCGCAATCATCTCCTTTTACTTTCGTATATGCTGCGTTAATCTGAGCCTGAGTAGGAAGCTTGCCTGCGCGAAGATCAGCGGTAGATAGGCTGAACGTCATCTCGAAGTGCGGATAATCCTTAAACGAACGCCAATCGCCACCCCACTCAAAGCCGAGTGCCTTCGCTTCCGATACGACATCGCCCCAGTCCTCTATACCGTCGCAGTTGCCGTCGCGCTTTATATCCCATGACACCGATTTTCCGTCCGGCATCAATAGCGCGAAATCGATCGCCATACCGAAGTTGTGCTTCGAGTAGCCACCGCGAGCGTTTGTTACGATCTGGCCGGGCTTGGTGCGCCCCTGTGCGTATAGCGAGTCCTGTTCCGCAATCGTCCGGAGGCCTTGCGTAATGACGATCGGTATACCACGATTGAAGCACCGATCAATAAGCGCTTCTGTGGCCGCCTTAACTACGGGAAAAAGTCCGACCAATCTAGACGCGGACCTGGAACGTACATATTCAATTGCGAGCGTCATTATAGCGTCACTCCTTTCCGTGAGGGAATCGCTCTTTAATATCGCGAATCTCCGATATAATCACGTCATACTTATCGCTAAATTTATCGAGCAAATCTTGTAGGCGGCCTTCACGATCCTTATTCGCACGCATAACGTAGACTAGCAGCCACACGAACATCACGGCGAACGGTCCCTGCGAGAGGAAGTACTTAAATATGTCCATTTCCGTCATCGGCGGTCTCCTCCGTTTTTGATTCTTCTAGCGCAAGTAATGCCGTAACTATTTCGTCGTCAATTTGGCGCAGGACATCCGCGCGCTGGTCGACGTTAGGGATTGCGGATAATACTGCGGTGATTACTGCGGACAATTCCGAAACTGGCTTCGTCACGTCTATCGTACATTCTAGTAATTGGCGTAATTTCATATGTGTGCTCCCCTCAGCAAAAAATAAAAAGCCCGCAAGCTATTTGCGGACTTCTAAATAATTCAATCTATTTTTATGTATCTATCTCCTTTTAAGACCATCCTTTTCTTGCACGCTTTACATGTTATCCCTGGCTTCTTAGTTGTTAAGACCTCGAAACCACACGTCGGACAGATAACTCTATAGTTAGTAAGGTCCTTCTTCTTTGTAACAAATGGCGATATAATGCCCGCAAGAATTAATGGAATACCCAATAGAGCGCCGATTCCTGTAAACGAGATAATAATACCAGTCGAGATCAGAGTAATTCCCAAAAAGCAACCGACGTACTTACTATTAGATTCGTCTCTACGTTTTTCTTTACCTTCTAACTCAACAATCCTACCGTAATTTTCTTGAGATTCCACTAAAACCACCTACTCAAGCAATTATTTTATTTATATGCTATTATTTCAACTTACTTAACTCGCTGTTCAACGTTTCGATTTCTGCTTGAGCGGCGGTGATTTTTGCTTCGTTTGTTTTGATATCCTCGTTAGCTTTTGCTATTTTTTCGTTAAGCGCGTTTACTCCAAGTTGATAGATAGGATCATCTTCGCGACCTTTTGGTATCATAGCTTTAGCTTCGGGAATCCTTTTCTCATAATCAGAAATCTCACCCTTTTTAGCTTCAATATTTTGTTCATACGTTTTTATGTTTGCCGATAGGATGTCGATCTGTCCTTGTATCTTTCCTCTTTTTTGGTTAATAGCGTCAACTTCAGCGTCTGTTAATCCTTGAGTTGTTGTGTCAGTCAAATATATCCGCTTCCCTTCGACGTTAACATTCATCCCTGCAATATTACTCATTTTACGTACAGGAAGGTACGTAGCGCTATCGATAGAAGGTGCATCACCTATTTTCTTTCCTTGGTAATATACCTCAAAAGTACCGTCTACCTTACTCCCTACCAAACTTTTAATAGAATCAGCAAAAACAGTTGTACTAGCAAATATACATAGTCCGACAATCAATCCTGCTAAAAATTTCTTCATAAAAGTACCATCCCCTTGATTGAAGTATTTCTCTCATTATACAACATAACCCAACCAACGGGATGAAATATATTACCTCTGATTATGTGAGTGAGAGGGAACGCCAGCCCAAGTATATACTGCGCCATCGGTAGATTTGAACTGAGTTCCTATTGGAATTCCACAATTATAAGGACCAGCCGAATCTGTCTGCGACCCTTTTGATGCTTTTCCGTCAATCTGAAGGCGTATCGAGGTAAGCTCCGTGTCTAATCCAGTTATTGAGCTTTTAGAAATACCACTTACACTTGCGTTTCCAAAATCTACAAAGCCGTTCATTGCAATTCGCGGACTATATAGATTCATCATCTTAGGCGCCTCAAGGTAAAGGCCTTCATATACGCCGTAGACACCGCCCCTAAACGAACCGCTCTCATCGCTCAACTCAACGCCAGCCACGCCATATTTACCGGATTGTGCGATAGATACGCGTATTCTATTGGAACTGTCTTTCGCGTAAAGTCCGCTTGCATCCAATTCAATACGCTGCCCACTCGCCGCCGTACGGATTAATGCGCCGGTAATCGTACCACCTGTTATCTCTCCCTGCGCCGTAACATTACCCGTGAAGTATCCATCTTTCCAGGTTGACCCGTTCACGTTCGACGTATTGATTTGTGCAGAGTTGGCCGTCAACTTATTGAATACAGCGTTACCTTGCATGTCAATACGGGCAGGAGCCGAGTTGAAATCTGTGTGGCCCGCCGCGATGCCTTTCGTATTAATCTGCGTGACGTTGTTTCCAGAACCTATGAGCAATGACGCAAAGTTACCGATTTGACCGACGATAAGTTCCGCGACAATCTTCCCGTCAGTAATAGCTGCTCTAGCGGTCTTCATGCCGTCAGTCGATACAACTATACCGTTGGAGGTAAGCGCAACTTGATTCCGATTGTCTAATTTGCTTATCAATATAATTCCGCGCTCATCGTATTTGATTTCCGTCTTGGATGCGTTAATGTCCTTGATCGCTTGATTCGCGAACGCCTCGAATGCCTCCGTCCGTATCTTGCCGCCGCTGAACAGGTTATCGACGATATTCTTCGACTTTTCAAGGTCAGCGATGATATCCGTAAAGTCCCGTATCATAGCATTGGATACCGTCACCTGTGCGTGCTTCTCTGTTGTGTACGGGTATTCCGTTATCTCAGTTATACGAGCGCTAACGTCGACGACGCCCAACTCCGGGTCTATCAACGTAACAATATCGCCGAGGCTCGGTCGCGGTTCCGTCTTATCGAGTTTAAATAGATCCGCCGCCGATACGGAAACTTCTAACGCAGGAATTTCGTTCTTACGCAAAGCCGTACGCGCCGCATCAAGCAATTGGACGGGGTTCTCGATATCCTGCTCGATAATCTCACCGTCGAAAAACGGATTGGTATCGTTGGCCCACGTCGACTGATATGGTGATATCAAGTAGTTTACCGCTAACTTGCCGTCGACTACGGCGCCAGGCACTTGCGATAATAGACCGCGTTCTTCGTCCGTCAATATCGACGCAGGCTGTCCGATCCACGTTCGGCCGTCCTTCATCTGCGCAAACATGCGCGTGACTAGCGAACCGGCATCGTCCTTAAAATTCGTCGACACGACGTTCTTGCCGAGCCGATATTGTAAACCGTTATCCGTGCCGATCTTCTTACGAATATGGATCGTAAAATTGTCCGGCTCGACTTCGCACTCATACATCTTGATTACGTCGTTGAGCGCTTGGAGTGCATTGCCACGCCCCCAATCTTTGACGTCATGTAGCGTGAAAGTATCGTCGACACTGAACGTAAACTTGCCGCCGGTCGCCGCCGAAATCACGTTAAGCAACGTTGTGATATGGACGCCGTACGCTTCGGATATATATGATGCATACGGAATCTTATAATCCGTCAGCTTAAACATAACGTGCGAACACGATACGGATGCGGTTAACTTTCGCCCATCTCGCACCCGCTGGCGCGAATTAATAACGTAATACTGACCGCGCTCGTCCTTAACGTGGCCCTTGAGTTGAAGCTTATCGCGGAAGTCGGCGGACGTCATCGGAACTAAAAAAGACAGCTCATAATCGGAATTGAGCCGTCTCTTTCGTTGGATATCCGTTGCGTCAACAAGCACGCCGGTACGCCGTCTATTTTTATCGTATGATTCGAGATACAACGAACCACCTCCGTTAGTATAAGAATTTGTCGCGATGCGTGATGCGCGTTAGAATGTCGCGGGCCATCTCGCCGTCAGAATACGTAATTAAGTTCGTACCGAGGACGAGTGAGAAAAAGTCGCCATCAACGAGGTGCATCGCGTTTTGTCCGTTGAGCGTCACCGTCATTTTCTTCGTATCAATAACGAGTCGATCGCCGGGCTTAAAGTCGCCAGTAAACGAAATCGTATCGACGTGGGAGTGCGTTATTTTTACGTCAAATTCCGTTGATGAATCTACGCTTACTCCGGCTAACCGTTCGAGTACAAACGCGGTCAGCAACTGGGTCGCAGTACCGAATACACCGGGCGCTAGCGATATCTCGCGAGTATAATTCGCGAAAAAGTCCGATTTCGAGTCGATCGTGACATATGCCGGCATATCGATGCTTAACCGTGAGGAGGCGTCCGTTGCGGAACCTACTGTGACGTTAAAGTAAATCTGAACGTAGGACGGACGATTGTATGGCGAGAGATTGAACGGACTTAGATTAAACATGCGGTATTACCGTTTTGAGTTTATTCATTAATCTTTACCTCCGTTTATCGGCATAAAAATAGCGCCTACCATATTGGCGGCGCTTAAGCTGTGATTAAATCTTGTCTATCCTTACTCGTTAAATACGCATCAATTCCTACCTTTAGGTCAGGACGCTTGCTGATTACATAATCGTAATCCTGAGCCTTATCAATGATACGCTGTGCCATGTATGCCGCCATATTATAGAACACCCCCAAGAATTAGATCATCCATAGCTGTCTGCATAAGGTCCTGCTTAGCTCTTAACTCCGCATTCTTTGTAAGCAGCTCTTTTACGTATGGGTTCTGTTTAACTCCAGAGTATGAGGTTACGATGCCGTCTTCGTTGATATCGTTGATGATAAGATAGAAGTTAATTTCATCACCCTCTTTGAACCCAGTCACTTGGACAACCCTCATGCTCTCATTGCTGTTTTGAATCTCAGTCTCTTTGATCTCCAGCACTTCATTACGTTCATTAATTAATGCGTACACGTACATAGCACACTCTCCCTTATTCACATATTAGGTAAATAGTTTTAAGCTTAGTTGTCATTTGATTTGTATAGCCTGCTACATTTATAACCAAATCATTATCACAAGCCACATAGTGCATCCCAATAATATCACTGACATTGAAGTATACAAAGTTCGCATAGTCATTCGTTTTGGAGCTGTTCAAATAGCTAGAGTATTTTTTAACCATATTACCATGACCCGCAGTCATGCTACTCTTCAATCCAAATTGAAAGGTTGCATTGCCATCTGAAACCCCGCTGTACCCCGTTGAAAAACTGAACACAATATATCTTACGTTAGTGAAGTCTATAGCCCTAGTAAGAGTAACGTCAAGTTGACTCGGCGTCGTTGTACTATTGACGGTTGCAATAATCTCAACCTCGCCATAGCCGTTAATGGATACGTTACCGATAGGTGCTACTTGACGGACTATCGTGAAGGGTATTGGGTTAATATTTTTATTACTTGTTTGGCTCTGACTTGACTCAAGCAGTGTACTATATTCTGGACCCTGTTTTGCGGTTCCAGCCAAGCCAAAAATAGTCGTCCCTACTACGATATTCCTCGCCGCAAATGTTCCTTCGGCCTGTTGTAGCTGTGCAGTGTTAACCTTTATTTCCCCATCACCAGGTCCGCCTTTTTGATACCCCTGCTCTGGGTAAACTGCCAATGCCCCATCGGGCCACCTACTGGCTCCAGTAGCGATTCGTATGCCTGTCAAGTTAGGCATTGTGCCAGTCTGAACAACTCCGCTATCACCGGTAAATGACTTAGGACTCAATACATCCGCAGCCGTTGCGTTACCTTGACCGCGTATAATCTGTGCAATCTTATTTACCAATGATGTCATAGTCTCTGACGCAGATGCAGTCACGCCTTTCGCGGTCAAGTTTGTCGCTGCGGTCGTCTTGATCGTATTAATCTTCGTCTCCATCTGATCCGCTGTATCGGTTGCAGTTAATGGTGCGCCAATAGCCCCTGCAACCTTGGATTTAAGGTTATTGGCAAGCGACTTTAAATAGGCGAGAACATCCGAAAGCTTTGGCATGGCAGGAAAGTTAGCCGTGTCGCTGTTTGTGATGGCAGTCGTATCATGCGCGCTTAAACTCGCTTTGTGATCCTTGAGGTCCTTTGCATTATTCTCTGCCATGGCTTGGATGTACATTTCAGCGTAATTCTGCGCGTCGTTCTCAGTGATCAATCGTGCAATGTTGTTGACGTTATCTGACACTGTACCGTTAAGCCCAGCCTTATACTGTACGTCCACTTGCGTAACGTTTGCGGATAAAGCGTACTTGTCCAGTAGCAAGTAAGTCACAAAATACTCTTTAGTTGAGTCATATTTTTCTTTCGGCATTTGGGCGATTTGTTTACCGTAAGCATAAAACGTATCGTTAATAATACTCCAGGATGGATCTAGCGACGCCCCTTTGTACACGGCTAGAATCCGACTATTCTTGTACTTTAAATTTGATGGTGGTGTTGTTCCTGTATAGTTAATGTTATAGAAATTTGTTCCCGCGACGGGATTTGCCTTCTCCCGGATAACGACGCCAGATTCAACCGTGATCATGTTACCACCCGGATGAAGCGAAATCGCCCCGTCTGCATCGGTTACTTTACTTATTACTGGTGTAGCAAGTGCATAATCAAGGGCAGCAAATCCAATCCAGTTTGGCGCTTTGTTTGCAGCGACCCATGCAACTGTATTCGTAGTCGGCACACTTCCATCAAGTATAGAAGTCCATGAAGTATATGCTGATCCATTATTAGCATTAGCTTTCCATCCATTTAATAGAGCCTTCATCGCACTGGAAGTCGGCTCTATTGTGTCAACCCATCCTGATTCCGAACCAGCTATAGAGAATACAAGACCGTTATAAGCTGAATTCACCCGAAATGTATCAGGCTCATTGCTGGCATTGTTGACGTTATCTTGTTTCATTGATACACCGTTATATTTCACTAAGCGCCCGTTATCGTTAGCGTAACTAGTTGGAAGTGACAATTTGACACGTTTATACCCAGTATGATTAGACTGGAAGTATGGTGACAAAGAACCATCGACTAAATAATCCTTTTCTACACGCTTCGTCAACGTCGCTTCTGTCCCTCTTACATCGACCGAATCACGTACTCCGCCGACCTCTCCGAGAGTGACAGGCAATAGGATTCGTTGGTCTTCACGTGGTTCGAATGGTGTTGCAACACTTCCAAGCTCCAATTGCACTTTTTCAAATCGCTTTTTCTGGACTGTACCTGTTGAGAGATTACCATAGAAATAGAGAACTACCTCAGTCTCGTTGGCAGTGTTGAAAGTCAACGAAGTTAGACCTTCACCCTCCAGGTTGTTAAAAATAGAGACACCCGGATTGCTTCCTTTTCTTATGCTTAGCCGTGGAATATCAGCTCCACTCACATTCGTTAACACTGCACTAATTGTATAGTTTGTGTTTGGCAATACAGGTATACGGCTTGAATCAGCACGGCAAAACGTTGTCGTCTCAGACGTGACTTCAAGGCTATTTACGCCTAGTTTCGAAAAAGACGCCTTATTGACTTGAACTATTTCGCCGTCAAAGTTGTTTTTACCACGATTAGTGATCACTACACCCTGTACATGCTTACGTCCATCAACATGCGGGAAATAGTCTCGGATGTTGCTCTCTGTGATTGTGGTGCCGATGGCGTTGTAAATTGCATCATCAACCTCGTAGAAATCCACGTCCTTGAATTGTACCCATCCATCTTGCCCAGCAGTAATACGATTGTAGCAGGCTACATTAGCATTATCCGCATCGACAGTTGCATACACCTTTACAAAATGCGTCTTATTCTCTGTGGACTGTGAACTCGCCGCACCATTAATATTTCCTGTCCCCATCGAGACAAGCAAATTGGCTGGAGCTACGCCATCAGTAACAATATCAGCAATGAAAACATATTTCTTTCCGGCTTTAACACTAATACCAAATTTCGCGACATATCTGTCTGCTGCTGTTGAAGTAGTCAACGATGTTAGTCTCTGATAACCATTCACAAAACTGTAATTGATAAGAGTGCTGCCTTTATTGAATCCATCTGCTAACCCGTCACTATTGCTATCTTTTAATGTGCCATTGTCCCCTAACAGGTTTGTCCGTGACGCCCCATATACCGTCATATCTAATGCTGATGCTTGATCTGCATTGATTAGGTTAGCACCGGGGCCGATGGTTTTAGTGAGCTGCACCGTGTCCAATTGTTTCGATATCTCTTCGATGTTTCCTTTGAACGTATCGTGGTCGTATGCGGTATAGTACCGCGCTACTTTCGCCCCTGCGCTCCATGACTTCGCCGCACCTTGGAATCCACGTTCAACTGTCAGAACGTTCCCGTTAATCGCAGTGTACCGAATCGTTTCAGCCGTTTCATCTGTGCCGATCGTTGCCAAGTTTGGCGCCGGTGGCAATGTAGATCCATTTACAACCGTAATACTCGTAGCAGCCGCCGTTATATTGCTCGTTAATTCGGTTCCTGGACTATTTATCATAGCTGAATACATTGCTTTAGTCGTCAAATGTATGACCTCCCTTCTCTCTATTGGATGAATCGAACAATTGTACTATCTTTTAAAAATTTCACTTTGTCTCCGTTCATAATTGTCCGCGCGTTATCAATCGCCTTCGTCCACAAAAGATTCCCACCTGTTAACGCCGTCCGTAATCCAACGTGAGTAATCAGTCCCCAATCAGACGTAGCAATCGGAAACTCAACGTCAGCCATATTTTTCACCGTCTGGTTTCCGTTCTCCAACGCAGGCACACTAAACGTGATAGGCAATCGTTTATAAGAGCCGCCCGACACTTCCGTCCCTGTGTCCGCTTGCGTAGGGTCCGACGTATAAAGCGCTAGATATATCGTACTTGGCGGAGTAAACGTCGTATTGCGTAAAGCTGCATTCAACATCGCCGCTGATAACCAATTTGAAATATTCATATATTACGCCTCCTGAATCGTATATTCGTTCTTTATCTTGAAGCCGCGTATTGTAGTTGCCCCTGTATTAGTCAGCACTAGAATCGGTTGAGCACGTACGTCTCCGATGGATTCTATCGTCACGAATTCCGGTGATTTCGTAATAGTTGTCTCGTATACTCGCTCGGAACTCTCCGGCCACGGATCGTTAGCTTTGAGCGATACGTTGACCATTCGACTACCGACCTGTCCGTCCAACGCAAGGGTCCCGTTATTGACAACGCGGTATATCCGGTTAGGTAAGTCCGAAAACTCTAGCGTCATCTCTTTCCGATTTCCGTTAAATAGGCGCGCCAACTTCGCGAGCGCTGTGTGAAATTGATTAGCCGGAGCTTCGATATACAACGTCAAGTCAATTCGTCGCGGATCGTACGTTGAACCGAACGAAAGCTCACCGTCCTGTCCCGCAATTTTCACGGTCGATTCGCTAACTTCCGGTAAAATAGGAAGACGCCGCTCAAAGAGAGCAGCGCCTAACGTTGATAACCATATTCCGTTGATTTTTACGTCATACTTCAAGCCGTCTTCACCCCCGTTGATCGCAGCCTTGTCGCCACTCGTTCGCGCTCGGAGTACATCGTCTCAATGTCCGCACGATCTTCGAGCACCACGTCATTAACGGACATATCGATATGATTCGTAATTTCCGTAACTGGCACCGATCGCTCGAACCGACCCGACGAACCTGTAATTGGTGCGTCGAGTAACGCGAAGAGACTCGCTAATTGCCGCTGATTAAAGATCGCTTCCCCACCGTGGATGATCGCCTGCATCGGTTGACCGACAGCACCTGGAACAACGCCACCAACGTCGAACGACGGAAGTTTGCCAGTATCCGACGAGATCCCATAAAGCTTACGCAGTTCTTCGTTTCGTGCGTTTAGCCTCGCCATTTCCGTCTTATCTCCGCGCGCTTTTGCCGATGCCCAAGCGTCCTTATTAGCGTTGTATTCCGTGAGGTCAGGATTAACTCCGGCACCTACCGATTGGATCGATGACATTTTAGCGTTATACTGCGCAACGAATGAATCAAGGTCGGAGAGAATTTGCGCGTTAGTTTCAACGTTAGACTTAACGCGGAAGTCAGCAATTGCGGATTCGATCGATTTGACGTCGCCACTGAACGAATCGAATGCGGACTTTAACGCATCATACTTCGCTTCGACGTCGGACTTTTCGCGAGCAAATGCGTCGTCACGCTGAGACTTCTCGTCTTGGATCGCTTGCTTCTGCGATTCCAATTCGCGCTTGCGTATATCTCGGTCATGTTCGAGTTGCATGCGTTCGATTTCTTTCTCTATGTCTTCGCGTTCCTTAATCCCGTCAGGTCCGACCGCAGATTGGAGCAACGCAAGCCGCGCACGTTTTTCGGCAAGCTTCGTTTCGTAATCGGCATCAGAGTTCAATTCCGCTTCTTTCGCCATCAATCGGTCGATTGCGTCAATACGCGATTTATAGTCGGCTTCGTACGCCTTCTTACGTTCTTCGATCGCGGCCAGTTCCGCTTTCTTGGCCTCGTCAACGTTAACCTTTTGCTTCTTCGTCAATTCGTCGGCTAGTTTCGTCTCTAAAGCGATTAGGCGCTTCTTCGACTGATACAGTTTTTCGTCGGCTTTAACGTAGTATTCCGTATCTTTGTCGTAACGATTGCGGATGCGCGCCCATGCTTCGAATTTCATCCGCTCGATTTCGGCTTCGGACTTGCCGGCCTCTTCCATTCGACGAGATTCCGCATCAACCCACGAAGATGAACCGTCGAATTGCGCTTTAACGAGTTGCTTGCGCGCCTGGTACACTTGTTCGTCCGCTTTCTTATAAAACTCCGTATCCTTACCATAGCGGTCGCGGAGGCGCGTCCATGCGTCAAGTTTCGTCTTGGCAACGTCCTCTTCCGACTTGCCTGCGTCTTCGAGCCGGCGCTGTTCTTTCGCAATCCATTCGGAAGAAAAGTCATAACGTGACTTGGCGGTATCTTCGTTTAACCGTTTAATCTGCAAGTTTAACGTCCGTTCGTCATCCAACGTTTCCTTCAAATGTTGCTTATGATTGGCGCGAACCTTTTCGTAAGCGGCGATTTGCTGTTCCGCAGACCAATCGTACATTTCCGCTTGATAGTTAATCGTTGCGATATCGGCGTCATATGCCTTCTTACGGAGGTCTTTCGCGATTTCAGCGGCAGATTTACCGGACTTCTTAGCGCCCTTAGATTTACCACCACCTCCGCCGCCTTTATCTACGTTGATAAACTCACCGGACTTGAGGTTTTGAAGACTACGCTGCATTTCTTTCTCTTTTTCGATGAGTACAGCTTGTTCATCTTTCTTTGCTTGGAGTTCCTTTTCGAAACGTTCCGTCGCTTTATTAGCCAATTTATCCGTAAATCCTTGAGCAGCAGGATCTGCTAATGGTCCGAATTGGGTCGACTGTGATGCTGCAGCGCTCATAACCTTTATTAATTGCATATAGTTGTTGATCTGCGCTTCAATTGCCTTCTTATTGGCCGCCGTTACTGCAATGAGGTTATTTATTTGCGAGGTTGCTGAATTAGTCGAAGCATCTAGCAACTTCTTCTCCGCGCCGATCTGATCATCTATTACACCGATGTTTGTTATCCGAGCACGTCCCTGTGCGTCGATCTCCCAAGTTAAGTCTGGATACTCTTTCTTGAGATCGTTGATCGTCTCTTTAAGCTGGTTGTTTTGTTCGTTCGTCAACTTACTCTCGGCGTTTAGCTTCTTATAACGATCCATTAACGTATCAATCTCGGCTGAGTGACTTCGTTTTGCCGCGAGCGCATCGTATTCTTCCTTGTTCATCTCGAACATTGCTACGGATGACTTTTCGATCTCCTCACGCATCTTACGTAAATTAACGGCCGCTTCGTCAGAACTGCCGTGTCCTAACGTTTTAAGCTGTTTATCAATCTCTTTGAGTTGATCGTTCAGCTTGACGGCCTCCACCATTAAATGCGGACTACTCTCACCGCTCTTACCCATCGCGTCAATCTCGTTAAGTCGTTCCTGCACTTTGGCACGTTCTTCGAGGATTCCCGTTAATTCTTTCTCCTGCGATTGTAGCTGTTTCAAATCGTTAGCATTACGCAGAGTCGGCGATTTATCTAATTGATCGTTAAGCTTGCGTTGAGCATCCGACATTTCCTCGGCTGCTTTCACTGCATTACGTGCGTGAGCGGTATATGCCGCCAGCCCACCGACGATTGCGCCAAGTACGCCTATTGCGATACCTACCGGACCCATCGATAAACCGAGTGCAGTAAATCCGACTTTAAGTATCGGCAATATCGTGTTAATCGTTCCGAGTACGCCAACTAGTACCGTAAATGCACCGACAAGTCCCGCAACCGTAGCGGCCGCGCCAACTAATCCGGATACTAACGTTTTATTTTCGACGACCCATTCCGCAATAGCTTGGATAATCGGCGTTATCGTTTCGAGCAACTCCGCAAATATCGGCTTAATCGCGTCGCCTACGCCAGCCTCTAACGTTTGCATAGCGACGTCATATTTCGCAACCGTTCCGGCGTAATCCGCCATTGCCGCCGACGCGTTGCCTGCGAATATTTGCGACTCTTTCAAGAATCCGTTATATGCCGCTTGTACCTTTTGTGCGTCAGTCAGCTTTCCGGATGTCGTTCCGATTGACTTCGCGTACTCTTCTTGCATGACGGAGAGGTTTTTCGTAACGCCGACGGAATCGGTTAGGGTACTATTACCGTTCTTGATACCCTCCATCGCAACAACGATCGACTCGCCCCACCCGTAATGAGCTTGACGGTTATATGCCGCCGCATCACCCATTGCGTTGATGAGTTCGGTAGTCTGCTTGATATCGAGACCCATCGCCAACGCCGTCTTATACGCCTGGGCCGCCTCGGTCGCGTTCATAAAGCCTTTCTTCGTCATATCCTGGACGGCCGATGTCGCTTCGCCAACGTTATAGCCGAGATTCTTCGATACCTCGATGAGGCCCTTTGTTGCGTTATACATACGTTCAGACTCCGCAACTAGTTCGCGCATTTCGGAGATCAACGATTTAATTGCGGCAGTTCCGCCCAACGCCATGAGTGCGGATTCCATACCGCTGATTGACGTTTTAGTCTTCTCGCCTTCGCGCTGAACTTGCGTCAACTCTTGCGTTACCTTATCGATCTCATGCGAGGATAGTCCGAGACGCTTCATTTCCGCAGTTACTTCGGCTATTTGGCCGCGTAGTATTTCCGGATTTGCGTTTTTTAACGCATGATCTACTTTCGCGACTTCGGCGTCACTAAGACCTAGCTCTTTAAGTTGCGTTGTAAGCTTTTTTAGATCGCCACCGGTGATAACCGCGCTCTCATCGATATCCCATATCTTTTTCGCTATTTTATCTGACGTATCAATGAGATGGTTTAAGGAGGCCTCCGTACTCAAAATTTGACCTTGGAGCTTCGTTTTCCTATCGTCATTAAACGCACTATCGTACGATTGTTTGAGCGCGGCCAGCTTAGCCCGTTGCAACTCTATCTTTGCGTTTACGTTATCTAAAGTAGACGTTAGTTTTCCAATCTTATCTTTGGCTGATCCAACATCATTAAGCGCGGTCTCTATCTCTTTAAAATCGTCAGCGGCCTTCTTACCTTGCGCGCCCAACTCTTGTACTTTTTGCTTCGCTTTGTCGATCCCCACGTTGTAGCCAGAAATATCCACCTCTAAACTTGCCCTAATCCCGCCTACATCAACTGCGCCGCTAATTATATTCACCCCCTAGATTCCCATTTTTAACTGCATCTTGAGTGCCTCGAAACCAGCCTCGTCAAACTTCGATTTAGTTACGACACCTAATCCAGCCTCTTTTCGCAGATCCCCGATAAACTTACGGAAATCCTCTTCCTGCATATTTGGCGCAGAGTTGACGCTAATTTGCTGTAGCCAATTTGTCGCGTCTATCTTACGTTGTGATTCGAGTACGTCAAACAAGTCCATAACGTAATATCCGTTTTCAAACTCGATCTGCGTTTTGCCGAGCCGTGCCGCACACTCAATAAAAAATTTATCTAACGTTAAGTTGCGTCTTGAGTCCGTACTACTTGCGGAATCAACGTTCCCAAGACGCTCTGCGCGTTTTTTAATAGTTCGCCGAAATTATTCGCCTTTGCCATAGCGGTATAGTACGCCACCAGTTCGTCAATCGACGCATTTTCATCGATAAATTCTTCGTCTAGCCCCGTAAGAACCGACGTCACGCGAACAATATCATCGAATGATTCACGTAAGGCCAAAACAAAAAATCCGGCACGTTCGGACGCTGGCGCCGCCATGACGGAAATTATCAGTTGCGGAATCGCTTGAATCGAGTCGAACAGTTCGCGCCATTGCGCAATCGTAACTTTTCGGATGTGGACCGGCCTTCCTCCGATGGATAACGTCTCTGATTTATTTGAACGCTTAAAAAGCATTTATTTTCGCCCCCAATTAAAGAAATAAGGCGACGTTTCCGCCGCCCTTAAGTTATGGTGTTGTTGCAGTCACTTTTTCGTCGCCTAAAATCAAAATAATGTCTGCATCGTCAGGCGTGGAAGATAACGTGATGTTGGTGATACGTTCTTTATCGTTGTCGTAGTTGTATTGCAAGTCGGTTTCCGGATATGCGAGTGGTAGTGTAGCCCATTTCGACGGATCGTCCTTGGCGGCAACTGGTTTGATTACGACTTTCTTCACTTTCGTAATTAAGTCCTGACCTACTCCCGTCTTAATCAACACTTTTTCTCCAGCAGCACCTTTAACCAACTCTGCACCTACCATAATCTTCGGAATTGTCGACAACTCGTACTCCGCAAACGGTACGGTAACTTTCGCATTTCGACCGGTAATACGTTTCGAAACGACTGTCTCGCCTTTCTGGTCGATCTTCTGTTCACGATAAGACGTTTCAACCGTTAGTACGACGCCGCCGATCGTAGTTTCAAATAGCACCTTGTCCGCAGCGTCTCCGTATTCGACGATAGCTGGCCCAAGTTCGATTTTCTTAACGTTACTTGCCATTTAAGCATTCCCCCGTATTAGTTAATAAAAAGACGACCCTGTGAGGAATCGCCTTAAATCGTTGTTACTGTGAAATTAATCGAATATAGCGGTCGCCCATTCGCATCTTTACCGAGATAAATCGGACTAGATTGGTCCGCCATACATTTGATAATCCGGTTAGTCCCGAAGCTAAACTCCGTCTTACCGTTAAGCTCCTCGTATATCTCGTTAGCCCTCGCATCTGCCGTTTTCGCCGACTTCGCGCGGAGTACGATTTGGAACGACGGCTTACGTTTCGACGTCCATTGTGACGGGGCATATCCGCCAGTCAACCGCACATATGCGCAATCGTCCGTATCGGTAGCGCCAAACTCGTTGGCGACGTATGTGTACGGAACAGATCGACGTAGGTAGTCCGTAATATCCGTAATCGATAACATTACGTCAGCTCCCTTCGTATGCCGTCCACAACCATCTGCTTATACCGTTCGGCATTTTCTTTCAGCGGCAGTTCGAGATACTTCGGCTGCGTGCCTGGCGTCGATGGGTTCTTAAACGATTCTCCGAGTTCATGCGTGATTAGCGCGTAGTTGATGCGCTCACCAGACGTACTTTCCTCCGTAGCGCTAAAATAGACTTCGCCGGTAACGTTCGAATCGTCGACGTCTACGTTCTTGCCCGACGTCTGCCGCAACGTTCCGCCTCTTAACGGAGCCAGGTCGCGAGAGATACGAAGCAAATCGTCCGCAGCGTCGTGCATACCTTCCTCCGCGCCCTGCCTTACCGCATCTTTCGACCAGTCCAGCGACTTGAAGAACTCGTCAAAATTAAAGTCCATTATCAAACGTCCACCTCCGTTAATAGCGGCTTACCGTTGAGCGCCCTTCTAACGCTTATTGCGATTGGCGTATACGTTCTCACCGTACCGTTCTCGTTTGTGTACGTAAGTCGGTCGTTTATGGAGATGATCGGCAACTTGTCGAAGATAAACGTTCCTACGCTTACTACCTCGTCCCCCCGCTGATTTCGTACGAGCTTTGCAGCCTCTTGAAAACGACAATCCTCGTAGTAAGGAGTACCGTAAACCAGTTCGTTCCAGTCCGGATCGGTGCCGGCGAATGGTTCGACGACTACCGCTTGCTTCAATGGAATAATCGCCATCTACAACACCGTCCATTTCGCCTGGCGCGCGCCTATCTTTACTCCGTTTTCGCCACCGATAATGTCGAGCGCTGATTGCGGTATCCAAGCCTCGACCCCCGACTTCGCCCAGTCCTTAAACGTAAAGCTCGCGACCCCTGTGACGGAGTATGACGCAATGCCTTGCATCTGCAACCGGTTCGAGTCGTTAAACGCAATAGCCAACTCGTTCGAAAACTCGTACACAGCCGCATCCGGTATCGTTAATTTCGGATACTTGGTCGTTAATGTGCGGTGGGCGACGTTGATTATCCGTTGTTTTTTCGCCTCATCACAGTCTGTCCAGTCCTCAATATCGATACAGTTCGCAGCGATGTACGTATCTGCGTCCGTTATATTAACCGCCACTCGATCACCTCCCTTATTTAGCGGAGGCCTTACGCCTAGTGGTCGGCTTTTCCTCCGATACTACTACGTTAACCTCTTCGTCAATTCGCTTGACATCTAACATCGTATCCAGTACCGCGATAATCTCATCGTCATCGGTCGAGAAACTTCCGCTAGAAAACGAATGCTTCACGCCAGCGACGTAGAAAGAGAGTTCGCGGTACTTCGAATGAAATACCGCCATTTACTCGTCCTCCCTCCGATTACTTCGCGCCTTTGATACGTGCGTGAGCCGCTTCTTGCTGGAACTCTAGCGTGAATTCGCCGACGATTTGACCTTGGAAGTAGTCGCCTTTCTTGCCGAGGTACTCGTGTCCGAAATCGCGACCTTGTAGCGGACGGATGAACATACGGTTCTTATCGACAATCAACGTTTCATCAGCGTTAAGGTTATCGTTGATCGATACGTTGAACTCACCGAAATCCGTCACAAGACGATTAACGACTGTTCCGCGCGTATTATCCGCTTGCGGAATAGATACGAGGCTCTTATCGAATTTACCGATGACGCGCTTTTGTTTCGCAGGAACGGTAATCTCGTACATACCCCCGTTCTTGAATCCGCCTTTCGTATAGATCGACTGCAACGAGTCGTTAATTACGTCGATCGTCAAATCGGAGCCCTTCAAGTCCGTCACGTTAGTCTTAATCATGTTGCGTACACCGTTCATTTGGCGAACAGTTCCGTTTTCATACTTAACGCCACCAATAAACGCTTTCTCCGCTTGTAACGCCAATTCAAGCAACTTCTTCGCTTTCTCGTACTCGTAAAGATCGTCGATCCCGTATTGAGCGACCGCTGCCGCTGTGCCGGAAATTTCTACGGTCTCGTCGAAAATCTGTGTAATGTTCGACTTACGTTCGCGCGGCTTGAAGCGTCCTTGGCGAGCGTCTGCACCTTCTGCGCCTTCTACGAATTGGACTTCGATCTTTGCGTTTGCTGTGATAGCCGCCGCAGTTGTCCCGGCATATCCGCGCATTACCGCAAGTTTCTTCGCAACCTTATCGACGCCAGTAACGAGGATTAATTCTTCGCTGACTTTAACGACTTGATTGGCGCGGAATGGTTCTACGTCCGCTACAGTTAGTGACGTTACATCGACCGCAGTCGCCGTAGTTACGATGCTTTCTTCCGCAAACATAGAGTCCTCAAACCACACATGCTCGACCTGAGTTGTTGGCGTACTGAAGCCCAACATAGATAGTAGCGGTGTTTGATAAGCATTCAAAAGCAAGATTTGATCCGTAATAGACTCGCGTTTACCAATTAGTTCACCTGACAAAATTTTAGACATTTAGATTCCTCCGTATATTGGTTTTTGGGTATTAAAAAAGACGATCCATTGGGGACCGCCTTGGCTATAAACCTAGTTCTCTTTTCAATTTGGCATATGCCGCCTGATCTTCTAATTTCCCACTCACGCGTGCCTTATCCGCAGCTTCCTTCAGCAATTGTTCCGCTGTCTTCTGCGCCGGCGGCGGATTATCCGTCGGACCTCCGATCGTCCTCGGTTGCGTCGGCTTCTGCTCGACTAGGAACGGTTTTGTTTCGACAAGCGATTTGATTACGTCATCTACTCCTGTAACACTTCCGTCATCGCCAACATTGATTCCCGTCTTATCCGCAAGTGACCAAGCATCGTCAATGTACGCAATCTTTGCGGCAGTCGCCGCCGAGGTAAACGCGTTCCGAATACGTTCTTGTTTTACGGATTCCCGCAACGAAGTCAATTCGGATTCTAGCGTTTGTTTAGCACCAGATTCACGCTCCAAGTCCGCTTTAACTCGTTCGACCTCTGAAAGCTCACCGCGCTTGCGTTCGTCCTCAGCGGCTTCAAGTTCCGCCAATTTCGTTTTGAGATCGTCGTAGTCAACGTATTTCTTACGTTCACGTTCGAGCCGCTTGGTGACAACATCATCGAGTTCGGCTTGCGTAAATGTCTTAGGCGGATCGGTTGGGTCAGCCGGTGGATCTTGCGGATCATCGGTCGGTGTCGGATCTTCCGCGAATAATTGGAGATTAAGCTTATGTCTAAATCGGTTAGTTTCGTTATTCATCGTTTTACCTCCGTTTAAAGTCCGTGTCGACTATCGATTATTACCCGAAAGTTTACCGACATTTCGTAAGTCCGAAAATGAGCATAAAAATAGCGCCAACCATTATTGCGTGATTGACGCTAACCCATAAAATCTATTGCCTCTTGAATATCATCGGCAAGGTTTAGTTCTGGAAACTTCTTGTCGAGCTGCAATAGACAGTGGATGTATTTTGAACTATTCAACTTTGCTGAAATGTCTTCGAAAACTTCACTGATCCAATAAATATCCACCTCGCTACACCCATTTAGAAAGGAAATGGTGAACTGCTCGTCGATAGAAAGTTCGTCGGCCAGTGATTCCCAATATTTCTGAACTCTTGGATCATTTTCTCCAAGTTCAGACCTTTCTTTAATAATATTTCGAATCTTATCAGCTCTCTCTATCTTAATCTTCTCCTTTCAAATGAGATTGCCTACCGTCGGGGAATATCGTAGTAACTACCTTACCTTCAACATAAACACCAACGTCGACGTTCATGTACGTTCCATACAACGCACCATATTGACCACGTCTAGGATTAGGTAGGTTAGCAACAAACTCTCCTGCTTCCTTAATTCTATCAGAATCCCAATCTTTAGGAAACCAAGATTGTCCTGTACCGGTCTTTTTTAGCTTCTCTTTATGCTTTGGAACGTTCCCAATCCTTACCCCATTAGAGTAAGTCTTGACGATGTTATACTCTAAGCCCTGCTCTTCAAGGAAATCGATGTTGCCTTGCCCATGGCCTCCACCTTTCATATTCTGCAAAGCTCCGGTCCGTGGGTTCCGTGTGAAATTACCGATGACCGCATGCTCTAGTGTCTCTTCGGTTGGCTGGGCTTCGTATTTTTTATCCTCGACTGATTTCGGATCACGTATAGGCGTAACAACATGGCGGCAACAAGGATGAAATATTTCGTTCCTAGGAATATCACCGATATACGGATAATCGCCGGAAGCATCCGGAACTAACTTCACGACTCGACCTTCCCATTTACGACAATCATCTTTCGCCCCATGCCGAGATATAACGCCATAATATGCTTTTCTGCCTACCGCTTCGTTGATCGTCGCTTCCTTATGCGCTGCTAACGTCTTTGTTCGCGTAATCATATCGACGTATACTTCTGGCTTCCAACGTCGTCCCGCAGCGTCAATGATGCCCGTATTAACGGAGTCCCCGAGCTTCTTTCGCAGCCCATCGAGGATATCGCGACTAATTGTTTTTCGACCGTTAACCCCTCGCGCCATGTTCGCCCGCATCGATTCGGCCGTTACCGTACGGACTGCGGATCGGACACGCCGTTCGACGTTTTGAGTGACCGCCAAGAGATCCGATTGAGTATCCGCAATAACTGCGTCCACCATTCCGTGATTCATCTTGTTAAACGACGCCACTTTCTCCGCATCCTTAACGTCCAGCGAAACGAGAGCGGAAAGTACGCCGTCACGCGCCGCGATCGGAATGTTCTCCGCCACCCATTGCGCAGACTCTTCGTTGATTGACGCTAATATCTTCGCAACTTCCGTAAGAATGGCGGCAGTGTTTGCTCGCGTCATATTCGATATATCGATGCGATCTAACGTTGTGAGAATATCGTTTATCGCCTTCTTGTACACCTTGACGAGTTTCTCCGTATTGTAATCGTATTTCGGATTAGGAATATTCGGCATTAACCGCCACCGCCATTAAATACCGACGAGTCAACAGTCCCCATCGCGTCCTTTTCGTCCTGCGCTATCCGAGTCATGATTGCGGATGCGTGTGAATCATCAACGCTATCTAACCGTTTAATCGCGGAGTGAACGTCAAGTGTAGACTTGCCGCCCGTGCGGATTTGCGCTATCTCCGCCTGCTCTTTCTCGTCGACCGGAATTCCGTCGCGCCAAGCGATCTTCGGATATATCGCTTCGTACGGCTCAAAACTGTCAACGTCTTTATTCGCAAAGTTTTCGAGTTCCATCGCTGTCCATAGCGCGTCACGGAACGCTCTATCTACGTGAACACGAATACGGTTGACCTTCGCTAAGATCGGCATGAAGCGTGCTTTAATTGCACCACCATCCGTATGCGACGTGCCAGTTCCGCCGCCAGAATCGCCAGCCAACGTTGTACCGAACAGCCATTGCGGCGTCTCCGACATCTGGAAAACCATGCCGAGGAGATAGTCGAGTTCCTTAAATGCACCCTCAAGCTGCGAATTCCACACCATATAGCCCGGAGTCGCGTCGTCTTTACCTACCGGAATATACTTACCGCCGAACCTAACGGAAGAACCATCTGCCTCCTCGATGTCATCCGGTCCATATGCGGTCGGGTCCGAGTGCTTCCACAGTATATAGTCGATCTGCACGAGCCGATCGTTAATCGCGGCAAGCAACGATTCGATTTTCTCGATACCGCTAACGCCTTCCCATCGGTCATCTAACGATTTGTACGGAATGTGGAATACGAGCGGCCGCGCAACCCCCGTTTCGACAATGTCCAAATCTCGACCGGTAACGACCTTATTACCGATAGTGAACGTCTGGATCGGTACACCGTAAGTCGTATCGACCCCGCGCTCATGCAATTCATAACGTTCATATAAGATATATCCCGGCAAATGACGCTCAACGTTAAGGTACGGAACCGCTTCGTATTTCTCGCCAGTCAACGTTGCGATGATGGCGCCATTCCGCGACTCTACCCATTCGACCCAAGCGATATTAATCGCACGGAATCGCTTCTTGCTTCCACGTGCCAATTCCGGAAATACCGTTGATGGATCGACCGGTTCGACAATTGCCTCCGGTTTAATATCCGCGGGTAATTCGAATCCTTCGGGAAGTGCGGAAAAGTCCTGCGCGTAATCGTAGCGCACCTTGACGAATGAGTCCCCGCGATAGCCTGCCCCGATTACCGTCTCGTGAATTCGTGCGGTCAAATCGTTCTCTTCAACGATCCGATTAAGCGCTTGTTGTTCGGGTGAATCATCGGGCTTACCGGATTCGTACGTTGGCGGTTCGCCTACAAGTAGATCGGACGGCTTCGTTAAAAGTACGTCGACAATATTGCACGCGATATACAGTTTCTTGAGTTGAGGGGCCGCCGGCGTATCTCGAAGCAATGCCGCGGCTCGTTCGTACACTTCGAATAGCTTACCGTCGAATATCGCTGAGCCGCGTTGGTACTTCGCAAGACGTTCGATAGAGCCGGTGGGTGGGAATTGCTTACCAACAGATATGGGTTTGGCTGAGTTCGTATTAATTCACCTCACTTTTTTAAAAAAACAGTTTACAAATTAATTTCCTTGAGTATAATAAAGATATAACATAATAATGGGGTATCTCTAACCTCTTGACACGATGTCATCACATGTTTTATAATCATGACATCAAATCAATGGAGGTTATTTGTCATGTATACAACGAACGGAGTCACTGGTGATTATCATGGGAAGAGCGTAGACATTCATAAAAGATTTACGATTCATAAAGGCTCTTATCTACCAATGTGCAATTCAAAGAAATCAAACTTTATAACAAGAACACTTGCATACTTGCTAAATAAAGGTGATATCATACTGCAAAATAATAAGTACCTCGTGGTCTCAGACATTCCTTGCAGCCCGAGTGGTGGAGCAGCGCTAGCCATGGGTAAGCACCCTGGCAGTGGTTATTTTCGATGGAAAAATTCACTCGGAGAATACTTAGACAAATATCGTTAAATCCAGCTAGGTTTTCGTCTTATCTTCTTTTTCCCCTTCGCAACGTTCTCTACCGCAAGTTGTAGCGCATCCACGGAATCAACGTAATCGCCAAATGGGTACTGCGCCATCTGATCGATAAGCATCGTATGCGATCGGTTTAGTACCAACGTTTTGTTATGAAAAAGCGGCTCCAACGATTCAATTCGCTCCTCCTTCGAGGATTTGTGCGCTTTGATATCATTGAGCCGCGTTTTTGTTACGCCTGCTTTCCGTAATGCTTCCTGAAGCTGACGGTAGAATTCGTGCTGTGCGTTAATTGTCTCGACGCTGAATACGTTGTGGCGCCATTCTTTGATCTTCGCGACGATAAGGTCGATGTAAACGTGCGGTTGCTCTTTCGATGCATACTCGTCCAATACGAAGATATGACCGGTCTTTTCGTAGCGCCCAACCGTAAGCACTGCGTTATAACACGAGCGCGAGTTCTTGCCTTGCGCGATATCCCATGCACCACTTATCGTTAGGTCACTTACGGGGATTCGCAGGTCCTCGTAGACAACGTAGTTACGTCCATGATCGTACTCGAATCGATAATAACCGTAATTGTCTGGGAAGAAGAACTGCTCATCTTCACTAAATGCTAGGTTGCGGTACTCGGAATTGTACGCCCGCGTTCCCATATTGACCTTTTCGTGCATTAACGCCCGATACGTCCAGCGCCAAGGCCACGCAAGTATGACACCTGTTTCGAGGGCGTCTCGGTTCTCGTCGTAGAACGCATTCACTTCGGATATGTCCTCGGCCCTCGCGTAAACTTCGCAGTACTGATCCCACAATTTCGGGTTGCTCGGCTCCTGGATAACCGCGCCATGAAACGATGAACGGAAGTCCTTACGTTTCAGAACGTGATTTAGCAAGCCAGTCGCGCTGACCATCGTACCAACGAGGATAATCGCTGTCGACTTCGTCCCGATCGGCACCACGACGGAATTGAACCAGTGAACGAGCTTCTCTCGCGCCTCTTTCGTTCCTTCGTTATTTGTCGAGGAAGGATCGTCCACGATAACGAGATCCGGACGATATGAACCGTGTCGCTTACCGCGTAGTTGCTTGCCGGACGACGACGCTTCGATTAACGTGCCGGTTGTCGTGATGAACGCCTCTTCATTGTCCTTCTCGTTCAAGTTATTCCGCTCAAACAAAAGAGGACCGAAGTCCTCTCGTAGTTTATCGTTATATTTGAGCTGCTTATTGATCCATCCTATTAGCTTCTTCGACAACGTATCCGTCTCGGAGATTTCGAGAATATAGCGGCGCTTCCGAAAAACCGTTTGATGCAGTGGAAATGAGTTCGAGAACATCCCCGACTTCGAATGTCCCCGCGCCGCCGCGATCGCCAGACGTGCGTTCCTCTCCGTATGGTCGACGTAATCACATAAGTCGAAGAACTCTCGGTGGATCGGCGCGATATCTTCGATCGAATCGTGCAGAGTACCATCTTCCGCGTTACGAACGATGTTATCCTCGTTTTCCGGATTGCCGGCGTCGGACAGGTATTCGTACGTAAAGTAAGCGACGTCTTCTTCCGCTCGATGAATACGTCGGAGACGCTTCAGTTCCGCGATGTCTCCACGAAGGACTTCCGCATGGTAGTCGGTAGATCGCCCCGTTTCGATTAGCGCCTTCAACTTCGTAGCTCTTTCGGTTACGACGGCAATGCGCTCGGCCCGTTCATTACGGTCAAGCCAACGCGAATCAACGTATGCCAAGCGAAATCACCTCCGTTATTCTTCGATTTTTACGTCTGCCAATAGCTCGTCCAATTCCGCAATATCCTTCGTGATGTCTTCGGTACTGCGGCCGCCGGCACCGTCCACTGTTTCGACAACGGTATGTTGCGTGATAAGTCCGTGACGTTTGAAGAATAAATCGATCCCTTTGATTGACGGTTGTGGTCCGCTAATCGTCTTCATGAGCTGCCGATAAACGAACGCTCGCTCTGACGCCAGGAAATCGTCCGCCAGCAGATTGACGTATTCGATAAACGTCTTATTTTGCGTTCGCCATTGGTGCAGCGTCTTCCGCGAGACTCCGATTTCCTCCGCAATACTGTCGAATGTCCTACGCTCCTCTTCCGAAGCAAAATCGCGCTCGACACATAGCAGCGCAGCCTTCCGTTGTCGTCCGTCTAGCTTCGCCTCTAACGCTTTCTGTTTTAGCGTTGAAATAATCTCCGCCTCCTTTCGCTTGATTTTGACGTAGGATTACCGTGGATTTAGCGGCTTTCGTACGTTTGATGAAGATTTATATTACCGCTGGTATGATGCCGCCATTTACGGAGATTTTACGTGTGATTTCGTAAGGCCCCGAGTTTAAAATTTTGTGCGCAAATTCTGAGCGCTTGTTGCGGGCCAAAATCGGACCCCCTTGGGGGATTCGCTCTTTACCGTAGTACTGCACGAAACGGTACTAACCGTATCGAAAATCTACCTGCATAATCGATGTATAAACGCCGCCAGACGCCCCTGCCGACCATCCAAACGTCAGACAACGTCAAACGTCCTAATCCGCACAACCACGCGCCTTCTCCGCCCTTGTTGCATAAACGATGTATAATCGAAATCCTGACGTTCTCTGCTTATCGCCGATAAACCGCTTAGTGACGCGGAGTACCGAAAACGGACATGTTCATAAAAGCAGGTGTTTTGTACATATGTCTTCGTATAATCGTTGCATAACGTAAAGTCTTCGATTAACGTCAGAATGTGCCGGATCGTAGCATTTCTGTGGTCAGCGCCATCGACTCCGTGAGTTTTCGGAGGGCGTCCGGTCGGAGCCATCCAGCCGTAGATACTATCGTTAATATCCGCTATGCTCGTCACTACTCGTAACCCCTACGTTCCCATCCACTCGATAATCGCTTCAATAGGTGCGTCGATATAAGGACGCTAACGAATTACGGTTACAACGGTTAGGCATGACGTTGTAATGGACGGGAAGGTACGGGAGAGTAACGGATGTTCACGGCGTGTCTAAGACACATCGGGAACTAAAGAGCGTGACTTCGGTGCGCTCGCCCCTTGTCCGCTTCGTCACTACGTTCCTAGCGACTATATTGATAACGTTGAACAAGAATAAAGACCAACGTTACAGGTAGGATATGTACACGAGGAAGGCGGAGCCGCCCCGAAGTGTTCGGCGTAAGCCGATATCCTTTTCGTCTTGTCCGTTATTCTCGTACTAGATTGCGATAATTCAACGTGCAAAAAACTGCACCTATTTCCGTAAATTGTCCGCTAACGTAGAAGACTAAGAAATAATTTCGCACCTCAAACGCTGAAATCCGTTGTGGCACTAAGGCGAATCGCCGTTTTTAGGTGTCCGACAGAGCGCACACATTTCGCAAAAGTGTCCGAATCAGCGCACACTCACTTCGCTTTCACACGAAAAATTGTCCGTAGTGTCTCGTCCGGCTGCGTCATCTTACGATAGAAAATCCACGGATTGAACATGTACGAATCAACACCGCCTACCGATACTTTAGCGATGACATATTCGCCGTCTACCGTAAACGTCGGAAATCTCCGGCTAATCTCGCCAACTGAAATACCGAGAACCGACGCCAACTCTTTCCGATTAAGCGAGCGTACTTTCTCCGGCACTTGTTCGCTCGGATTCGCACATAGCGTATTCGATCCGTAGTGCGTTAGCTGAAGCATTGTATAGATCAGGCCGAGGTCTTCTGGGCGAGTCGTTCCGTACATACGTTTAATTTTTGCTGTGTACGATTTGATTACAGATAACCCGGTCTGTGATGTTCCTCGGAAGTGATAGCGTTCGTTAACGGAGTAAGAACCGTCCTCGTTCGCCAGGATAATGCCATGTTCTACGCATCTGTTGAGGAAATCGTAAAACGACGACTTCTTACGTCGTCCATCCATCTTCAGCGCCTTGCGCATGTCTTCAGTTGTCATCGGACTCTTGTTCGCGCTGATGAGGCGACCGTCGTCGTAGTTGATATAACACTGTAACAAAAATAAAAAACCACGTTGCGCACGAGTTAGTACGCTAGTGACTTCGTGTAACGTCTCTAATACGGAGAAAGTAAAATTATCCTGCCTGCCTCGGAAAGATTTGCGTTCGCGGTGCGCGGTATATTGCGATAAACTCACGACTCTATGTGTGGCAGCTGGCGCGTAGATTAACGCCTCACCCGTTTCTGGATCGTAAGCCGTCCCTGTACCTGTAAATGCGATGTGTTCTGCTGTACTACCGTTTAACATTGCGTTGCTCCCTTCGCTAATTAATAGCGTCGGACGTTCGGAGTATGCCCGAATCATTCGTTCACCAACGCAAATAAGCGCCAATCTCCCGAAAGAGACTGACGCTGTAACGCTCTATACCTTCTTAGTCGTTAAATTGAATGAATTACAGGGTGTCTTGAAGGAAACTTCACCATTAATGTCGAATTTTACCGTTGAGGTGATACGAATGCGTTATAAATACGGACATGACGGATTCATGCCGTTAACATCCGCTATCCATTTGCACACGGCAGCACTCGAAGAACGGCCGATCCTCGTATTCGCTGGCGGTGAGCTCGTAGGTAGCGGTAAAATCGAAAAAATCACAGAGAATGCCGTCCATATTAACGGTGAGCGGTATCTTCGCGCTAATAATACGTTTGCTTACGCTAAATGATCGATGAGTGTAACGTTGAAGTCCGATATGGAACTATTTGCGGCGGCGCTTGCGGGAGTTCGCGTGTATATCGTCGCTGACAGTAAGATCGTAGATTATGGTGGGATCGTCGAGGAGTATACGCAGGATTACGTGAGGATCGGTGGAACGTGGTATTTGCGGGAAAGCTGTGAGTTTTTTGGCAGTAAATTTATGCCTGAATCATAACAACTAAGGTGTAAATTTTTACATATTTACTACAAGATACGGATAAGGAGATGGAATCGGTGTATCAAGGAGAAATAAGAAATTCGCAAATCCAAAGACTTCTTGAGAAAGTAACAAATCAAAATTATGGTAAGTATCTTCAGAGATTACGATTACATAAAGTAAGAGGATTTGAAGGCCAAATAATAAAATTTGACTTTCCAGTCACGGCGCTAATCGGCCCTAATGGCGGAGGAAAAACAACCATACTCGGCGCTGCAGGAATAATATATAAGAATATAAAACCCAGACAATATTTTGCAAGAAGTGGTCAATTGGATCAAAATATGAACCAGTGGAAGATAGAATATGAAGTAATCGATAAGTCTCTAAACAAAAGCGAAACTCTAAGAAGGAGCGCAACTTTCGGCTCAAAAAAATGGTCACGCGATGCATTGGACCGCCAAGTTGCTACTTTTGGTGTTTCTAGAACAGTACCCGCACTTGAAAGACTGGAATTATTAAGAATTGCATCAAAATCTTTTGTATTTGATGGCGCTGCGGTTCAACTAGACGAGAACATCTCCAATGCGATCGAAAAAATATTAGGTAAGGACGTGTCTGGATATAATTATATTAACGTCAACAAAGATGGTACTTTGCAATTCTTAACAGGCCTTACTGATTTCGGAATTAAATACTCTGAATTCCATTTTGGAGCAGGAGAATCAAGCATCATAAGAATGGTTATGAAAATTGAATCACTAGATGATAATTCACTTATCTTAATAGAAGAGATTGAGAATGGTCTGCACCCAGTTGCAACTAGACGAATGGTTGAATATCTAATTGAAGTTGCGGAAAGAAAAAAATCTCAAATTATCTTTACAACCCACTCAAATGACGCAATATCTCCACTGCCATCAAAAGCAATATGGGCAACTTTTAATGGCAAGACTGTCCAAGGTAAGTTAGATGTTCATTCTCTTCGGGCGATTACAGGGCAAATCCAAGCTAGTTTAGTTATTTTTACGGAAGATTCCTTTACGACTGACTGGTTAAAATCTATTCTCAATGCCTATGGAAATATTGCAGTCGATAGTGTGGAAGTTCACCCTATGGCTGGTGACGGAACTGCCGTTAGTGTAAATAGAATGCATAACATTGACCCAAGTTGTAAATATCCCTCTGTATGTTTCCTTGACGGCGACTCAAGGCAGTTAGAAAATAATCAAGATAAGGTATTCAGACTACCAGGTGAACAGCCGGAAACTTACATTTATGATAAAATATTAGATGCGCTGGATAACAATGATATTGCCGGTATACTTGCTGTTGCACTACATAAGAAATATGAAGATCACGAAAAAATTGCTTTTATTGTAAGGGAAGTGCGTCGCCTAACTAGAGACGGTCATCTTTTATACTCACAAGTAGGTAGAAGATTAGGGCTCCTCCCTGAGAACGTAGTTAGAAGTGCATTTTTCCACATTTGGGGTCTCTCTTTTCCAGATGAAGTAGCTAAAATCATTGAACCTATCAAAGGATTACTACCATTGGAACAAACTACTATTCCTAATAAAGAGGAGCAGCATAAAGAGGAGCAGCTAACATTCTTTTAGTTTTACGATTAGTAAATTATACTAAGAATTCTACGAACACCGGCGTCCGCAGCATCCCCGCCTTCGTCCAGTTCCGTATTTTCACACGCGCCTTAATACGGGGCTGGACGTAAACATACTCCGCATCCTCACCGATAACAATCTGCTGACACACTCCGTAAAATGCCATCTTCTGCGTCGGAGAAACGCCGTACTCGATAATCCCCGCAGGCCGCACTCCGCCAGCCTTCGTCTCAACGCCCGCAAGCCATCCGAAATCACCTTTCCGGTATCCCGTAATATAAACGTTCACATACGTCCAATTAATCAGCTTCAACCACGAATTGGAGCGCCGGCTTTCGTAGATACTATCCTTACGTTTGGCGACGGTGCCTTCCAATTTTTTAGCGCGGATTTGTGAAAATAGTGCCTCGCCTTTGCCGTCAACGAACGGAATCTTACCGAAATGGGCGCCGGGTAGCGCAAGTTCGTCTAGTACAGCTTTGCGTTCCATTAACGGACGACTCCGTAAGTCCACACCATTATATCGGAGAATGTCGAAAGCAACGAAATTGGCAGGTAACTGGTCCGCTAGCCGACGAATCTTATCGGAGCGCGACGCCTGGAACCGTGTCATTACTGACTCGAAGTCTATGGCGCCAGACTTCGGATCGGTACAAGCGATCTCGCCGTCAAGAATAACGTTGCCATTAAAAGAGCCGGAGCTCAATTCGGGATACTGACGTGTGCAGTCGTTGTTATGGCGTGTGAATAGGCGCGTCGTTCCGTTTGAATGCGATAAGACGGCGCGATGACCGTCGATTTTCGGTTCGAATATATAGTTATCGTCAGAGAACGGTGCCTCCGCCGTTTCGAGTAACATTGGTGAAATAAACACGTTGACCACCTCTATACGATTATAGCGCGCTGGCCGGCTCAAATGGGCGGTAAGTGTTGGCAACGAAAAAGTCTCCACTTGATAATCGAACACCCATTCGTATATAATAAGAACAAACGTTCTTGAACGGAGTGTTATATATGAACGAAATCGCCGTTAACCAACCGCCAACTGCCGAAGAAATTACCGCCATTTACGATTCATGCATATTACCGATGATCCAACCGATAGTCCAACGCAATAGAACGAGCATCGCCCGCAATAAACACGCCTTAACGAAGCTCTTCGTCACATCAACGGACCTGCTCCTAGCGCAGATCGCTCGTGATATAACCGATGCAAAGCGGATACTATCACGTCAGGACATCGTTGTGCAATCCGGTCCTCAATCGGAAGGCATCGTCAAGTATCGGTACTCCTGCCGCGGTTTCGAAGCCGAATTCGAAATAACACGTGATAAGGCCAAGGCGGAGATTAGCACAAGGATCGCGAGGTATATTGAGGACCTCGTAAACGTAAAAAGCGCCACCCTCTGGTGACGCCTTCTTTCGCTATGATATGAGTCGCCACCTCTCGCCGAGCCCGTGGCATTGTACGAAAGGTTCCGTCAACTCGCCACCATTCTCTCGCAAGTTGTACGGTACGACTCGTCCAGGCGACGTATCCTTTCGATACTGGTCGGCGCGCTCCTTATTACGTATTTTTGCAGATTCATCGGAGGTGATGAGTTCACGTATACTCCGCGTTCTACGAATTGGACGCCGATAACTTCGTCCATCAGCGCCTATCTGAGCACCTTGACCGCTGTGATACTTATCTGAGCCCTCATCGTATGTTTCGAACGCTGTTTCTCCGCTCATATTAGTTTGCTGGGACCCCCTACTACCGAAACGACGTCTATCCATTTGAACATTACTTAGTATTGGGTACTCAGTTTGTGAGACTTTGTGCGGGTTAGGATCAGTCAGATCCTCAAGTAGAATATAATCTGTCAAACGTTCGAGTTGCGTTGAGTCCGGTCGTTCTCCCGTCGCCGATACGTACGCTTCAATTAAGTCGTTAACCGCCGCCGTACGTTCCTGTTGGCCTACCGATTTCACCGCCACTAACTCCGCTACTTTCTCCGCAAATCTTACTTTATTCATCTCTTTTCCCCCTTCGTTTGTCCTTACTCTATAGTTGTCGGAGCATCTATGCGGATAGTTGCGGAGCCTCCAACTCGACCGAAATCTCGCCGTAATCCCAACGTGAAAACACCGCCGCGATCCGTTCTTCAGCAGCGGCCAAACTCTCGCCTACCGTTTGCTGCGTTATTCCCATAATTCGGGCAGCCTCCGTCTGTGTGGCGTCAACACCGTACACCCACGCAATGACCTCCGCTTGGCGTTCGGTTAGCTCCGCCGATTCAATAGCGCTATGTAAATCGATGAGGATATCGGACGCAGCCGTATCCCCTTTGAAACGTCGGTTTGCGATCTGGTGACGGTCTCGGAGCAGCGCCTTAACGCCACCCGCCGTATTCAGTGCGTATTTTTGCGTATAACTCCGTTCCTTTGCGTGAATATCTATTTTTTTAACGTGGCCCATCGTTTATGCTGCCTCCTTTAGTGTTGCTTGCGTATATTTCCGTAACTGCTCCGCTAGCGCGACTCCGATAATGTAAGAGACGCGGGATGCGACTCCGTTACCGACAATTCTGTACTGTGGACCTAACGCCATTCCTTCGGGCATAGAGTACCAGTCTGGTACCGATTGAAGTCGCAAACACTCCCTTATTGTGAATCTACCAGGATTTCTATCCGGATGAATTGGTTGTCCCGTGTTATGGTGAGCTGGAATCGTATTAGACGGGCCTCCCCACCTCATAACTCTGTTAGATTGGTCGTAGTTGTACTTCTTTTTCGGCATATAATAATCCCCGTTAACCTGGTTCTGCGGATCAGGAAGATCGGAGATTGCGTCTCTTATTGTTTTACTCCGGTACTCGTCTGGTAGCGGTGTTGGAAACTTAAATGTAAACCCTAAATCTTTTCGTACCCCTACGATAAATACACGTTCTCTGATTTGGGCCACGCCGTAATCCCACGCATTTATAAGTTGATACGAGATGTTGTAATACCTTGATAATCTTTTGATAAACCGCCGAAAAACCTTGCTGAACTTTTTATTAAGCATGCCTTTCACATTTTCTATCCAAAAAGTACGCGGTTGTTTAACTGTAATGATTGCAATTGAGCGCAACATATGTTTACCTCGCGGGTCGCTTAGTCCTGCCTGATCACCGGACACAGACCAGGTTTGGCAAGGTGGTGACATTATATAGGTATCTGCGTAGGGTATTTCTTCCCCTCTTAACTTCGATATATCAGATTCCTGCAAGTACCCGTCTCCATGATTATGTCGATATACCTTACTGGCAGTTTTATTCCATTCATAGGCTCTAACAATCTTAAACCCGGCTGCCTTAACACCGACTGATTGCAGTCCGCCACCAGCGTAGAACTCAACCGCAGTTAGACCGTTCACTGATAATTGGGGAGTTACGTTATAATTTGCGATAACTATTCAGCCTCCAATTCCATCTTCGTACTATTCGTTTGATCTTGCGTACATTTTGCGTATAATTAAGTCATAACTCGTTTAAACGGAGGTACTAACGTATGTCACTCGTTCCTTTTTCGAACAAAACGAACCGCAACGGCTCCCTTACGATTACCGTCGATAAAATGGGCCGCCTGTGCCTATCGTCTTCACTACGTCGCGAGCTCGATACTGACGGGAAACCGATCAGCCTATACGTCTCGTATGACAAAGTCAACAAACGGATCGGCATCGCGAAACCCACCGTTGTGCGTCTAACCGACGTCATCCCGTACAAGTTCGACGGACCGCGTGGTTATACGATGGCGCGCAACTTCCTAAAAGCGAACCAGATCCAGCACGACACCGCGTATCGATACGAATATGACGGAAAAGAAAACGGTTGGCTAACGTTCCGCCTCGAAGGGTACGAAGCACCAGACCAACCGGACGCGTAATTGCCTATTTTACGCGTCTTTTTCTTCGCCAAATTCGCCTTCTTCCGCCCGCCGCTGCTCTAACTGCGTTCGGTCGTCGTACGGTTCGTCGTGGAGTTCGGCATGGCGTCCCCAAAAGTACCCTGCGCGATAACCGATATCATAACCCGAAGTATCTCCCACACTTAGGCGGCCCCTTTCCGATGAATTTGCGTCATAATCTCGTCAACTTGCGTATATAGATCCGTTAGACTGCCGTTGTTCTCGATTTCATAGTCGACTTCGAAGCCAGTGACGTGTGATTCCGTATCGTGGCGAAGGTCGGCGTAGTTGAAACGGTCGCCCGACTCGACTGCGCGATTAATGCGGATGCCCTCCGGAGCCGTGACGCGGATGATTACGTAGCCGGCCGCCTTCAGTGCTGAAAATTCGTTTGGTTGACGTAGGTCTGAAACCACTGCACGGAAATCTACATCATACTTGCTCGGCATATTAATCTCTGCTAAATCCATTGCGTCGAAGCACTTTCGTATCCATATGTTAGGATCGCGCTCACGCATCACCTGACCGAACCATTGGTACAGCTCACGTTGTTTACCGTCAGTTTCGCCAAACAATTCGTGTGCATATCGCTTCAACTCGTCACCGAACGCGAACCGTGTGTATTCGTACTTTGACGATAAGTACTCGGCGACCGTATCCTTGCCGGATCGCAACGTTCCGCACAGGGCGATCATTAGGCAGCCACCTCCGATCGGATGACGTCGGTATCGCGGGAATCATCGATTATAAGTCCGATTTGACGAATATAAATCCAGTCCGTACGAGACTCTGCGTATCTAAACGAACCGTCGGTACGGCGCCCTATTAAAGTGAATCTTTTATCTTGTGAATAAGGTGCTTGTTCATTCGGGCTACTTCCACACACAATGTCACCAACGTGCGGCTCAGTCGGCTGCGGCGCCGTTACGTACTCTTCCGGAATCTCTAAACCGAGAGCGCGGCGGAGTGCGATCGCCTTACCGATATGAACGTTGAAACAATCGTCAGGTGCGCATTTTGCGATACCCTTTTCGAGTACTGTTCCGTTACCGTGTCCGTAAACAAGCGCTGTCACTACTCGTTTCTTACGATTCACGTGGAATTTAACAGTAGTAACGCGATGCCTAAACATATAATTTCCTTCCTCATTTTTCGCATGCGAGGACATACGCGCTTGTAGTGAAGCAACGTCCCCTTTCGTACGTTCAACGATCTCATCGCGAGATGGTCCGGAAACCATAGTTAAATCCTCACTAACGCCTTCTTCGATTAGTACGATATCTTCGCGTGCTACCTTTAATTGCGTTTCAGCTTCGGCAAGTCGACGTGCAAGGTTAGCGACTGTTTCGGTAAGTCCATTAATTTGCGTAAATTGCTCGTTGAACTTGCGTGTGAGTTCGGATAGTGTAAGAGCGACAGGTTCCGTTACGGCTTCAAGTGACTCGAGCACCCGATAATATTTACGAAGTACATTATCACCATTCAGTATTCCGACTGCCTCTCTGGCGAACTCGGTTTTTTCGACTACAAAAGATTCTCCTGCCCTGAAATACGTACGGTTTTCCGTTACGATAACCCGTTCACCCACCGAAGCCTTCCGTTCAACCATCCGGAAACGTTCGCCATTGATTCGTACGATATCGGTCGGTTCGAGAACAAGATAAACATGTCCGCCGTTTCTTCGGCCCTCCATATACTGTCTGCTACCGTGACCGTCTCGTTTCCCTTCAAACTGAGCGATGCCGTATTCTACTTTTCGCACCTTTAGAATATCACCCGCATTACCGTGAATATAATCGTACATCTTCACGAATTCACCTACTTTAGCATCACGCTTAATTTCGCGATATTCCCGTTGAACACCACCCAACTTTTCATCCGCCAGCACCGTAATCTTCTCGTCCGCCAAAATCTTCAGCCCCTTTTCCCCGATAATATGACGTTCACCATTCGCTGCTTCGATGATCCATAACGTTCCCTCGCAAGATCGTTGGTGCGGTCCGCTTACCAGCAATGTAACGATGACGCCGTTTCGTAAAGAAGTCCGCTTATCGTTCCAGTCCGACTCTGCCGCGGCCTCGGGATAGCCGTACTTTTGCGCAAAATCTCGGTACGTCGTATACTGGTTTCCCTTGTCAACAATCTCCGCTTTTCTGCCGTCAATAACCATATAATCGCTCCCTTATCGGATAATTACGGAGCTTTGCGCCCCATCTACTTATTACGTTGCCGGTCGGATGGCTTTCGCACACTCACTCGCCTAAAATTCGTATTTTTCGCTTCTGGCGCCCGAAACGTTGCGCCTCATCAGTATCACGGATAAATACGTCGATGCGCTTGCCTTTGATGGCGCCGCCTCGATCGTGGCAAGTTCTGACGCCGACGCCGTCAATTTCAATCTCCGTGCCGAACGGAATAGACTTCGGGCAAGCCAGCGTTTGATCGTCCGTAAATGGCGCGCCACTTGCGGTAATCGTCCAGCCACCGTTTTCTTCGGGCGCGTCCGTATATGCCGTCAACTCCCACGTTTCCCATGCAGGCTCGATCGATACCGCATTAGATACGTCTACTTGCGTTGAATTTACGTTGAGTAGCGCTATAAGTATCAACGCGATATAAACGGGAATATGACCGCCTCCTGTTCGTATTATTTGAAGAACTTCGCTGTCCACGGATCGACTTTGACGACTTCTTCGCGCAGTTTCTCCGCCAGGTCCGCTATTTCCCATTGAGCACCGTTACCTGGACGTCTCTTTGCGTAAAAATCGAGCAGCGCACGAAGGTTGACCGTCAGAACGAGATTGCACGTAGCGGCGTTTGGCAGGACCATACGTGCGTCTTCGGCTGGGACGCCCATTCCACGAAGATGGTTATAGTACGCCTGTATTGTTTGCATCATTCCGGAGAATACTTCGTCCCCAGTCCTGCCGCCGCACATTGTCGCCTTTTCCGAAACGCTCGGAGGCGTCACGTACCCGAAGCCACCCGACTTGTCACCGCTGCCGAAACGCACATATCGTTGACTCTGCACGGAATACGAGAAGCCGACGCGATGGCGCGTGAGCTGCGCGAGTAACGACCGGCTGACGCCTTCGATGGCGAACGTATACGTGATGTGCTCCAACGTTGATGTGTGTTTGCTTGCGATGATGTGGCGGATCAAACGGTCGGCTTCCGATCCTCCCTCGCCGTCTGACGCGGATTGGCCGAAGTATTTAGCGCCTTCCGTCGAGACGATTTCGGACGGCTTTAGCGGAGAGTAACATGTTCGGACTGCGGTGAGGGCTACAATTTGACTAGCGGAAATATCCGATAGGTCTTCCGTGTAAATACTGTCTAAAAAACCTTCGGATAGTTGTGTGTGACCTAATAATTTAATGTTCAAATTTAAATCCTCCTTAACCGATATATTCCTTAAAAAGGAAAGAGGGATTATATGTTGAATTCTGTAAATAGATTTTTATACGGAGTGAAGATACCTGTCTATTTTGCCATTGCTGGTTACACTATCATTCAATTCAGTCTCAAACCCGACCTACCTACATTAGAGTTTATAAGAAATGCCTTATCTGGACTGCTGGGTAAACTAGTTGTGCTAGTTTCAGTTCTCGAAGCAATCCATAATGCAATAGGATTAGGTTTATCTGCAAAAAGAAGCAAAGAATAAAATCACCTTGACGACATGCAATTGAGCTTAGTTTGCATGGATAAAAGTCCTCCTTAATATAATTGCTATTGAGGTGATGTATAGTGAAAAAATAAGATCGATGAATTAGGATGGCGGCCGCAGTTCATCAATATCTATTCGACATCTCCGCAAACCTATCAGCAACTTCACGTGCCTCCTCTTCAGGCAGCCGTTGAACCTCGGCCGCCGTCAGGAGAATCGGATGCTTACGGATCGTCGTTAGTATCTCGTACATGATTATCGATGCCATACGTAAGCCCTCCGTTAATTACCGTATTGGGCACGCCCCGCCCTCGCAACTATCTGCACCATCCAAGTCGCTCGTCCCGTCCGTCTCGTAACGATGAAGCACCGCCGGATCGAACGGCTTCAGTGCTGCCGCCAACTCTTCGTATTTCTCTTTCGTAATCGCCTCGTAAGGCGCCAATGCATATGTACCGCCATCCAACGCCAAGAACGATACCGCTGTAAACTCGTTCCACTTTTCATAAACAATACGTTCAACCTCGCTCCACTCATGCGGCCGCACCGTGATCGTATTCGACGAATTATGTTCGGTGTAATGACGTTGGAATGCGAAGTACGTATCGAGTTGTTCCGCAGCCGAGACGTCCTCTTTCGTTCTAGTCGCGCCACTAGCGACGGGGAAATCGATGACGTGGGTTCTTGCGTTGGTCATTCGTTCTTCGTACGTTCCACCTTGCGTGCCAACTTCGGGGTTTACCGTCCATCTAAGATCGATAACAGCGCGTGCCAACGGATCGGCTGCGTTAATGCGAATACGACGGATATAGTACGGAGAATGCGACCAATGAAGACCAGATGAAACTCCGCCGGCCACTTGTGACAGCGTCCCTTCGGGCTTGACCGTTGTGACGAGTAGTGGCGATGATACACGGAGTTTCTTTGCGTAATTGTCCGCTTCTTCTCGCGCAGCCTTACCTAATTCCTCAAGTAGAGACGCTTCCTGCCACTCTTTTATGCCGCACGCAGCGAGCGCATCCTTTACACCGGTCAATGAAGTACCCAACAGCCTGTCACGTTGCTGAACCGCATTCCAGTGTGGCAACTCTAGTTCTGCAAGCGTCATTCGTAGACCGGCACGTGCAGATAGGCGTTGCGCCTCCAACAACTCGTCGTAGCCTGGCTCGTCCTCTTCAACAAAGGCCATCATGTTTACCGTCGTCAGGTTACATACACCATACGAATCGAGCAAAATCTCGGCGCATGGATTAAGTCCTTCGGCGTTCGGACGCCGTCTCCGCGCTTCTTCGAGATTTACGAAGCCTGGCTCGCCTTCTCCCTGCATCATCTCGAAAATAAGGTTCAACATTTCACGCGATGGCTTCGACTCAAACGCGATCGAGTTATTTGACATTCGGCGGTGATGTAACGGTCTGGCATTCGGATCGTTCAACGGAAGACTTTCGAGGAACTGCGCTTCCTTTTCGAGACCGAGCGCGCGAGTCTTAGCGATAACCTTGGCGTGCTTTTCCGCATCCCAAATTCCGTTAATTCCGTACTTGGCGAAGATACACTCGTAATCATCCGCGTCGAATAGCGCAATTTCGGCGGTACGTCGCACGCCTCCAACCACAACGTTATTTCCGATAAGATTTGCGATATCAAGGATATGAATCGGACGGGCGTAGGCATATTCCGTCGGGTGACCGTAATCATCCCATACGTGGACCATATCACGGAGCGACGGATCAATCCGATTCTTCAATACGTTGTCGATGCCTTCGAACATCTCACGAAGCGGTTCCGGACCGGACGCAGTCCCGCCAAACGTATTCAAACGCGCGCCGTTAGGACGTACGGAGTTGTACGAAATCTTAACGGTATGGATATGTTCGTAACGCGATTCCGTTAAGATTTCGAGGTAGATACGTAACGACTCGACCCAGCCTTCCTTCGAATCGCCGACATAGATCTTCGCGTATCCGTTCTCCATATCACGAAGTACCGAGTGTTCGTAACGTGCGGATTCCGGCACAGGCTCGTATTCGGAGTGCAATAGCGTCGTGTTTGTACGGATTGGTTCCAGACCGGCTGCGAATGCTTTCGTGACCTTGAAGCCAACGCCTGTTCCGACCATAAGAAGGTAGAACAAGTCGCCTAAGTCCGACCACGAACGTATATTGACAAATGAGCAATTGAAGTTAGAGAGCGGATATTTCTCGGCAACACCGTTCTCCGCACCGCCGACCCACAACGTCCGCCCCGATAGGAATTGGCGCAGGTTGAACATATTATCGAATAGCAACTCCGCCTCGTTACGGTGCCACTCGTAATCAACCGGAAAGCCGATCTTCTCCGTATGCCTAACGCCGAGCTGAACGTTGTACTCGACCGCACGCCGGCACGTCTCTTTCCACGTTTCACGGCGCCCCTCATTCGGCAGCCAACGAGAATATGTACGGTAATATACAAACTGGCCGAGTGCGTTCATATGATCGGGGAATTCCGGATACTTTGCGATAAATCCGTCAGATAATAGCTGGTTAATTGCAAATCTCTCCCATCTCGTCTAATGTACGTTCAACACTCGCAAGGGAGCGTTCGGCGAGCACCAACTTCGCCTCATAATCCGCCGCCAATCCCGTGAATACTTCGACCGAATGGCGGTAGCCCTCAACTTGAGCACGATAATCGTCGCGTGACTTACGTAGTCGTTCTAAGTTCGTATCCGACCGAATCATACGTCGATCAGTCCTTCCGCTATAAGGTAAGCCAGCACAACGGCCGCTGCGTCGCTTTCGTCATCGGTCGCGAACTTATAGTCGTCAGATAAGCGTAAGATCCGCCGGACCGCCGCCGCCACTTCCGGTTTCTTGGCCGTCCCATTTCCGGTCACCCTTTTCTTAACGTTGGATGGCGTTAGGTTCGCAGCCACTACGAGGTCAAGGCGGGCCAGCGCGCGATCAACTGCCGACCACGCACCGTGCACCTTATCGTTCAACTCGTAATTTCGCGAAGGCGGCCAAATCTCGCGAGCAATGCCGCCGTCCGGCCGATATTGGCGGAAGAAAAGCAACGCGTGCGCCTCGATCAATTCGTACCGTAACGGCTGAGCCTCGTCGGAATCCGTCTTGACGTGTGATAGAGCGACTAACGAGGGGCGGCGATTTTTAACGTCGACTACCGCGAAGCCTGGCGAAGTTAACGAGAGATCGAGACCGCCGTAGCGTTTGGTTTCGGGTTTAGGCGCCAGAAGACGTCACCTCACTTGAGTGGAAGCCAAAGTCGTTATCAACGCAAAACGCGTGTAGTGCTTTCGCTAATTCCTCCGTGTATAGCTCGTCTTTTTCTCCCCAATCAATTCCTCGCTCATGAGTGAAAGCGTGAATCAATTCGTGAAAGAACGTACGTTGCATGTTCTGCTCTGAATGAAACGGCACGTCGCGAATCTCAATTGATTGTTGACTGTACATAATTCTTCCGTAACATTCATGTTCGCCGACGGTTAACGGATGATTAACGCGGTGGACGGTGTAAGTCATTCCGCCCACTTTTACCGTTTGTGGGATATTCACGCAGCCACCTCCTCAATGAAAGCCTTGACTTGTCTATGCGTTTGTTTCCCCGCCATACTTCCTTTCGCCATTTGCACTTCCGCACGTTGAAGTTTCGTCAAATTACCGTCAGTCATCGTAATTTTACAGTGACCGCGGAATTGGCAGAAACCGCATTTACCGGTCATCTCAACGGAAACGTCTGGAACCTCGCCAGTCTCACGAGATTCATAGACCAACGTTGACTGCCGCGCCAGTTCATCGAGGAGTTCACGCTGCATTTGTTCCGTTATCTTGACGTAAAATGCACGCATGTCCGGTAGTGGAGCGCCCTCTTTCCAGGTCTTTTGCCCTTTCGTTACGCTCGAACTCTCCTCATCTGAAAACCACGACGGCTTCTGCGTAGACTCATACACGATGAGTGCTTCGTTAATTCCGAATACAAGCGATTCCGCGATAACCTGCCGCTGGTGATCGTCCTGAGCGCCCTTATAGTCTAGCTTTCCGTTCATGGCCCTCAAACCGCTTGCCTTCGTTTTGTACTCGAAGATTACGCGCGATCCATCCGGCGTATACTGAAACTTACCGTCAGGCTTGGCCGTGATTGCGAACGAGACAAGTTCTCCGGTTTCTGGATGCGGATGCGAAAATACTCGCCGTTCCTGCGCAGCTTCCTCAAAGTCCCATTCGCCGTTATCACGCACAGCCATACGAAATGACTCTGCGCCTTTCAAGCGCTTAGGCATGTGTAGCAAGTCAAGCTGTACATAATCAACTATCGCGGTTCCCTGTCGTCGTTGGCGTCCTCTGAACGGAATGTCCGCTGACTTTTCCGGCCGCGTGGCTTTATCGTTCTTGAATACGAGTTGACGATCGCACAAATTCGTACCTGACGCGCCAAACGTGACGAGTCCGTCGTTAGGGTACGGCTTAAATCCAATATGGCGCAGCTTTTGTTCGAAGAACTTACGCTCAATCGCGTTGTCATAGAACGAAGTATCAGGTGATGAATAGTAAGCGTCCATTTGCGTCAGAAAATCGTGTACTAGTTTTATTCCTCGATTCAATTAACCGCCTCCTTATTATTCACAACGCACCAACCATACGCCGATCCTTTCTTCGTTTCCTCCAACATCAACTGGCCGAAATTCAACCCGTTAATGAAGCGGAATACATCGGACATGTAAATCGGATAACGTTTGCCGGCGGAGTCCTCAAGGATTAGACCGGCGCTCGATCGCGAAGAGAACCAGTCTACGACGGTGAAATCTCCGCTGACTTGCTTCTTATCTCGGGTAACCATCGTATAATACCGATGGCATTTCGTGCATCGCCGGAAATAATGTCCGCCGCCTTCATCGCCACATACGGGGCATTGAGGAACGTTAATCTTCTTGCTCGCCATTTACACAGCTCCTTCGCTGATATTTTCGGGCCAACTAACCCGACCACTTATTACGTTGCCGATCAGAAGCATTTCGCACATTAAGAGGAATATTTATCGGCGAATTCCGGTAGTGGTCGGCCGCTTTCGAAATCCCACTCAGACGCTTTGTACTCCCGCATCCAGTGTGTTTCTAAAACAGTATCGCAGTCCAACGGACATGCAAACGTAGCTGTATTAGTCATGATGTCGGTATATAAATCGACCATTTTCTGCGTTACTTGTTCCGCGGGCGCCGCATGCTTCTGTTCGTCATGCAACGTTAACGTAAATTCCCATCCGCGCGCCAACGTTAGCTCATAATAACTGCGGATCATGCACAGTTTAAGGACGTTCGCGCCCGATCCTTGAATCTCGTGGTTAAACGCAGCCCTCTCGTCACGTCCCGTTAAGCGAATAAGCTGCCAGAATTCCGATCGCAAATCGTGCGTCAACCTACGCGATTTCTTGCCAAGTTCCGGATCGTTCTTATCTCGAATGCCGGCGCGCTTCATCAACGTACAAAGACGCTGCCAGTTCTTACGATAATCAGGAAACCTACGTTTCTGCCCCCACAACGTCGCCGTCCATCCATGTTCACGCAGATGTTCGAAGGACGCATTAACCATCGTACTAAAGCCTGGAAGGATTTCGTCGAACTTGGCGTATGCTCTCTTACCGGACACTTCCGTAATCCCCCGCTTGACGGCGGTCTTAACGAATTGGTCTTCTGCCTGTCCGTACCCTTTTGCGAGGAACATATCTTTTGTCAACTTACGGAATGGAATCGAAGTCAGTCCGGCCTTATACGCAGACTCGAAGCATAGTTCGCGGTCAACTTCAAACATAATTGCCGCAAACTCAACGTAAGGATCGAGACCTTTCCGGTACATTTCTGCGAATATCTCGTCACCGTGCTCGATTGCCATCTTATGAGCCTGAAGTCTAGGTTCAATAGACGATAAATCGCTACCTAAGAATATATAACCTGGGGGCGGTACGAACATATTACGTACGCGTTCGCCTTCCTTCGTTCGCGCCGGTATGTTTTGAATGTTGGTTCCCTTCGCGACAGATTTCTCCGGACAATCAACGAGCCGTCGCATAACCGCGAGATAATTTGCATCGCTTATGTTATCTGCGCGCAATTCATTCGGCTTTCCCAAATAGCCTTTCGAAGAATAACGTCCGGTCGACACGGTATCGAGTTGCGTATGAAGGCGTCCGTCAACGTCGAGTGCGTTCGGTATCTTATCGATATACGTTCCGAGTAACTTCTCAAACGCTGACACATTCGCGAGCGGCTTGAGCGCTTCTTCCTCCCCGAAGTAACGGTCGAGTACGTCCTTAGAAACGGCACGTGTCTTCGATTTATCTTTAACGATTTGCTTCGTCCGATCCTCGATACCGAGATGATCATAGATGAGGTAACGCAGATGGTTGTCATTTGTGAACGAAAACTCAGTTATGAATAAAGGCGCATGTTCTTCGGTTGCTGGCGTTAGACCTTCCGCGACCAACTCCGTAAGGCGAGCGACTGCGTTCGTATACCTCTTGAGCGTTGTTTTGCCGGTGGCTTCACACTCTGCGATGATCTCGCGTTGTTTCTTCTGCGCCTCTTGATTCCGCTCAACCCTCTTACGCTGCGCATCACACCAAGCCGTAATCTTCGTCGCGTTAATAGTGCGGTCCATCTTGCGAATAAACTCCGGATCTGTAACGCCGTACGCTTCGGCTACATCCGCCTGGGCTTGCTCAAGGCGCGGCCGCAGTTCATCGCCTAGCGCTTTAAGTCCGTCGATATCAATTACGAAGCCCGTCCGTTCGATATTAACGTTAACCTCCGATAGATACTGGTTAATCTCAAAGAAAGCTACCGCAAGCTTATCCGTTTTAACAAGATTATCTATTTGCCAACGCGTCAGCCACCAACCTTTGAGCACGTCCCATATCGCATAGATTCCAACGACTTCGATCGGATGTAGCATCGGAGACTCATTTGCGAATAAGTCCTCGAAAGTATAGTCCGGACAATCAACGCCGATTACCGTCTTATATTTCGCTATCAGCGGTTTCAGCGCGTAAGTCTCTTCGTTATCGTTAAGTGTGCGCTGTGCGGCAACGGAGTCATAACGGATACCTTGCGGTTCAAATCCGTCGTTCAGCATAATCGCCAAGTCATATTCCGCGTTATGGAACGATTTTATATGCGCAGGTAACGCCATAAATTGTGAAACGGCACCGAGCGCTTTCGACCGTGTGCATTGCTTCTCGTCGGTCAAATGTCCGTACGCTACGTAATATCCTTCGTTGAGCAACGGAAGCCATAACGAATAGCCACCGCTTAGGTCGATCATTTTGTCCAGGCCGGAAGTCTCCGTATCCCACACGGTTAACGAGACCGCCGCGGGAATATCAATACCGCGCTCTGCCAGTTTCCGACGTATCAACGTATTATTGAATAGTCCGAAGACTTGGCGGAACCAGTCGTCATTTTGCTGAAGACGTACCTCCTCGCGGAGTCTTTCGATCATCCGCGGAAGGTCTTCGTCACTCGTAATTATTCGGAAATTATCCGGCTTATCACTTAACGTTTCGCGGATACGCTGTTGGCGCAACATATCCGCTTTTTCCCGTAATACTTTCGCCCCTGCCGATAGTACGTCACCCTTCGTCCACTTGGCGCCGTCGGAGCGGAAACTGCCTATCTTTCCGCTCTCAAACGCGCTTTTCGCCGCTTCGAACTGGGTCCGCTCAGTTAAGCTTAACGCCATGCCGCCGATACGTTCGAATGCTTCCTTTGAGGTTTCGGGTTGGCTCACAGCTTTCCGCTGGACCGCCGCTTTAACTCGTTCCGTTGCTGAATCGTCCTTTACCGTCAGTGGACGGATATTTAACGATAGCTTGACGTCCATTAGGCGGCCGCCTTCGTGAAAAACGCTTCGACTGGTGCAATAAGTTCACACCAAGCAGTGTCTCCCGAAAAATTATGGCCCACACCGAAGGTAAAATCACATCCGTTTACTTCACGGATAACAGCAATCGATCCAGTTCCGTAATTTGTTGCGCCGGTACTTTCGGTGAAGCGCACTGCATCTCCATCTCTAAACTCACCGACTTTACGACCAATCTTCGCCCACTTTTCTATCTCTGCGGCTTCCTCGACCGAGATTTTAGTTAGCTCTGAAGCTTCAGCTGTCCAATGTGCATGTTTCGGGAAGTTGACGTAAATTTTTGATCCTTCGATCTTTCGGATTACTCCGACGTCTCCGTTCGATGCATCACCCCAACCGTGTTTCGGATAAGTACCGTTAGCAATCGTTAGCTTGACATGATCTCCTACCGAAAACTCTAGCGCCTGTATTTCGTCAGCCGTCAGTTTCTCGAGTTGCTCCACCAAAGCGTACGCAGTCGGCTGTCCTCCTCCAGTAATTTCGATTTTTCCCGTGTGATATTTCGGATTACTTACGGTGTAAACTCCTCCATCATTGTAATCACGTAGTCCCGAAGTTTCCCCACCACTAATCAACCGCACCTTATCGCCAACCGCAAATTTGCTGCGTGGATCTAGCGCCACCTTCGCTGCTGCGACTTCTTCGTCGGTTGCGCGGACTAGCTCGGATTCATAGTACCAGTTGCCTTCATCAGTGCCTAGTAGTTTTCCTCTGAACGGTTGGCGGTCATGGGTATCCTTAATGATCTCTACGATTTTTCCTAGACGACTTTGACGCATCGGCTTAGGGTTGACCACCTTCGCGTATTCCCCGACCTTTAAACGCTCGCTCTCCGCCTTCTTACGTTCAAGTTCCGCCAACTCCAGCTGCTTCTGCGAGATAAGAACGTCAATATTCGCAGGTTCGAGGACAACGTACTCACGGTGGAAGATCCCCTGCTCAACTTCCGCCACTCTAACGGCAACGTCATCTTTCAGACCGCAATGCCCCGTTTCGTGAGTAACTGTTAGAACCGAACCAAGGCCGTAACCGATCGCCGCCACTGGGTTGGTAATTTTAATCCGCTCGCCTTTGTTCGCCATACGCTTAACCTCGATGTACTCCGTAACAGGCAACGCGTCCGTTTTCCGTTTAAACGTCGTATACTCCTCTCCGGCCAAATCAAACTCGTCGCCGTCTTCGTCAATGATTTGCGGATCATCACACGAATCAATACGTACAATTTCGTAAAATGCATCGCGGGTTACGTAGGAACTCCGATCCTCAAAGCGGATGATATCACCGACCGCCGCCTTTGCTTCCGATGCCCCGTACTGCGCACCACTATACTCGATCGTTTCCGCTGCACTTACCGTTTTAACACCGTTTAATTTCGCCATATTCAAAATTCCTCCTCGTATATTATCGTAATTTTTTCGTTGATTTACGGATTATTCTTCGTTAGCTAGCGATCTGCAACGACTCAACTGGTGCGATTAACTCGATGTGTTTGAACGACGTGTACGTGCCATAATCGGACATTACAAACTGCGGTTTAACTAATAGGGCAAGGTCTCCGGTAATTTTGTCAATTTTCGTGAAGATACCGTCGTATTCGTTCAAACCATTAATACTATCGTGCTCATTGAATTTGACGAAATCACCGACTTTGAACTCGTTCAACTTACGGCCGAACTTCGCAAATTGGAGTTCTTCCGAAGGAATACGTTCCAACTCGTCCTGACGATAGAAGTCGAAGTTACTACCGTCAAGTAGCTCACACCGGAACGGACGGCCGTCTTCGTCGTCACGCGTAATTTTAACGATACTTCCTACGTCAAGATCTTGATTGTCCGTTAACACACGTGCATACTCTCCGACCTTGAAGCGTTCAACTTTCGGTGCCGGTGTTGATTCTGCCACCAGTTCGACGAGTTGACGTTGGCTGTTATTAGTCGTGAAATAACGGTCGTCGCCTGCTTCGTCTTCGAATACACCGTCTCCATCGCTGTCAATTTGTGCTATCTCGTACACTTGACCCTTTTCCAAGTCTTCATCGTCGGTCAACATTAGTACGTAGTCGCCGACTTTATGCGGACGGTCAACCTTCCGATACTTCATGCCATCGACCGTAACGATATCGCCAGACTCGACGATAACTTTCGTATAGACTTTGTACTCATCTCCGCTTAGATCATATTCATCTCCGTCTTCGTCCGTAATCTGCGGATCGTCACACGAGTCCAGCTCGTCGACCAAGTAGAACGCACCACTCTCCACGTAGCTAGGTACGACGATATCAGTCACCTTTACGATATCGCCCGCCTTTGCATCGTCACCCGTCAAAGCATATTCCACGCCACCTACGAGAATCTTCGAACCATCTTCGCTAACAAATACCCCGTTTAATTTCGCCATTCAATACCGTCCCCTTTTCGAATTAGTTGATTTCTCCGTCCTTACCGATAATGCCCGCCGCATCGTACACACGCTCCATTGCGTAGGTGGTCGCACACCGATCGTGTACGTATCCCCCACCGTCATCAATGCGGCTCACTTCGTCACCTTCGTAGATATCGCCGCCGCACTGAGCGCATTCGGCAACTACGTAAGGCTCCGGTATATCTTCGTTAAATCTCGCCATTGAATAACGTCGGTCCATTACGCAGCCTCCACGTATAGTGACCGATTCAACGTTAGGGGCAGTTCAATCCACCGTTCGGACGCACGAGCCTCGCTTGCCCAATACTCGCCGATCTCTCGATTCTCGAAGATCCACACGCGGGGCAGCTCGCCCTCCGTTGCCAAGACGCCAACGATACAATCAGCGTCGGACTTCGTGTAAATCTCGCCATTCCCTTTCTTCGCGCATACTACGAGCTCATTGCCGCGGTCAACCCGTTGCCTAATCGTTTTGACCTGGATGCGGACGTACTCGCCAGTGAGCGGCTCTTGCGCTAGAACGTCGTATGCTTCGTCTGTGTCGGATCGATGCGTCGTCCATCCGTTAGCCATTAAGGCGAGGCGCGCCGCCATTTCCGAAAACTTGCCGACTACTTCCGATATGTGGGCCGTTGTGACCACTCCCCATCTAATTAAATTCCGAATCTTGCTCGGTTAAAACTTAACCAAAGTGCGAATCGTAATTTACGCCAATATCTACGTAGCAATTACGTCACCTTCTTTCGTTAAAATCCTACGTCGGGCTCGGTGGCTTGCGTCTGTTGTTCGCTCGATCCTCCATACGTCAGCCCCAAGCGTCCGATGTCGAAGCCGGCAATTACGAGATTCTTCACTTGCTCCGCCTCATCCGCTACATATAGGCAGCTTTCGAACGTTTCGAAATTGAACGGAGCCTCGCCAGCCTTTGCGAAATTAGCACGTTCAGCTTCCGTCAAATCTTCGTCCATATCGAGAATCGGCGATAGGCTGACGACTGTGTTCGTAGATGAGCCGGACTTCGTTAGTTCGAACGCTAACGTGCTGATCTTTTTCTCGTATTTCTTAATGGCCGCGAATACTACATTCGCCTGCTTTGGCGTCAAATCTACGACGATGTCCGCGCCAGTTTCGAGGTTTCCGAAACCAACGAGATACTTCGGTTTACCTTTGTACAGGTACGCTTGCTTGCGAAGATCCTCCGCTTTCGTTTCGTCGCCCGCCGTTTTAGCTGCGTTGGCATCGGCATATAGTAGGTCCGCCGCTTGATCCCATACGGTAGGGTTCGTGGTAATGTAACCTTTCACATTCCGTTCAGCGGGTTCTTTCGGAACAAACGTATTTACCTTACCGAACATGCTGTACGCGTAATACTCCACGGAATCGGCAACGCCCTTTACTCGGACTTTCAACGTTGTGCCCGATCCAAACGGCACAATCGCACTTTCCTTCGTTTCCTTTTCCGTTTGGGCAGCGGTAACCGCATCGGTCCCACGCTTAGTAAACATCGACATCTACACAACACTCCTTCGTTTTATTTGCGGGCTTTTACCGTTTAATTACGTACGGTATCCGTTACCGCTTCGGACGGCTTATTTCCTACGTCCGCAATACGGTACTATCTCTAATACCGTCCGGCCGACGTAAGATCGGCTTATACTTATTACGTTGCCGCTCGATTTCATTTCGCACACTCGGCGGAAACTTTTTTCTATACGTAGGCGGCGATGCTCTTCATTAGGTTCGTTTTCTCACGCTGGGCATCGATAAGATCACGCTTTAATTGCGCAATTCTTCCGTCAATCTCCGAAATCTTATCGTTCAAATCGGCGATCACTCGATTTGAATCAGTTTTAGCCAGGCGCAATCCTAAATTCGCACGCTCTACCGCTAGTTCCGCCATATTTACGTTGATTCGCTTGACTTCGCGGACTTCGTTACGTTCCGCTGACTTGATGACGCGTTGGATCAGCTTCTCAATCGGATTACGAATAACTGCGTTCGCCTTGTGTTGCGGGTATAACGTAAATACGGTAGATTCCGTTGGATGTACGATCAATACAGTACGTTGATAGGCGAACATGCGCGCAGGCTTACCGTCTTCATCTATTACGTGTTCAGACACAAGCGATGATTTACGTAGAATATCCATTACGAACATTGGCGCAGCGGCACGGTCAATGCCGAAATGCTCAACGGCGCGGTCACAAGCGTGTGGCTTTACGAATATCTTACCGACAAAGTGTGTGCCAGCTTTCGGATCGATAGCGATGCTCATGCGATGCGGCCCCCTTTCAACGAGACATGATCGGCGGGATCTTCGTATGATAAGAATCCACCGTGATATAGTGCGTCGATAACGTTGATTCTGCGAAGAACTCTATTATTTGGAGCCGAAACCATTGCGTCATTATTGCGTATATATTTACGTAGATTATTACGTGTCATATGCGTAAACCTCCTATTGACATGTTTTAATAGACTCATGTATAATTAGCACGAGTAAGGGGATACTGATATTGGGTTGTATTACCATTACTGTCATGAAATGAAACTCATTACCTCAAAAGCAGGCATATGATATAATGTAAGTAGGTCTCGTAAATCGACGCAATGCCTATTCGCCGATTTACGTCTCCTATAACTGTTATACGGCAAGATATTCGTAATAGTCTCCAAACCGATTAGCGTCGTAATGTTTGACTAACGAACGTAACTTCCGCATAGCAGTCTCGTGGTGGAGTCCTAGCGCTTTAGCGAGCGCCGTCATGGACTTCGTACTACAATCATCATTTTTAAACTTCGTAACGATTAGCGTCGTTACAGGATCGTTAGCGCGATCCAAGAGGAAATCGATCAGTTGGCGCTGGTCGGTTTCTTTTTTTATAACCTCATCCTCTACGATATGGCTTGACTTGAGGACGATTTTCGGGTTTGGCGACCCTTGTTCATCAATGTATGTATCGTCGAGTGATCCTTCAATCTTGATATTGTTATTGCGACGCTTGATTGTTCTGAATAAATGAAGTCTTTTCAAGTTCAGCGCTGCGATTAACATCTTACCGAAATTGATAATATCGTTTCGTTGCAATAACTCCATGATAGCATCGTCAAACAATTCATCTGCGTCGGCCGCATCTCCATAACTCGACATTGTAACCTTTAGTCGATTTGACCTTTTGATAGGCGCTGCTTCATCGTACAACAATCTAAGATGTGCCTCGTCGCCGGATACTTTATATCGAGCAGCCAAACTATTAAGTTGTGTTAAATCCAAACCATTCACTCTCCTATTTTTGTCGTTATACTAATTACGTTGCCGCTAAATTCCATTTCGCACACTTCACAGAAAAATTATTCTGAAATATTTATGCCGATAGTTTAATAGGCTCCAATAACGCCACTTTTAACGTGCTAATCGCCCGCGCCCTCTCGATACACTTCGCTAATGCCGCAGTCCCCTCCGCAACAACGAGCTCATTTACGTCCTTATAACATTCCGGATACTTAACGAGCTTCAGCGTCATGTGTGGCGCTAGTAATTCGATAGCCCTCGCCAGAAACGCTTGTCCAGCTTTGTCGTGATCGGGCGCGATCAATATTTCCTCGATAGGCGAACGTATGATTAACGAAGCCTTTTCGTCAGTGAACGCCGATCCACCGGTTGCTATCGCTGGAAACTTCGCCGACATAATCGACATGCTGTCTATCTCAGCCTCTATCAGCGCAGCCTTTCGGATGCTTTTTCGATGGATTACGTCGATACCGTATACGAGGTCGCCGACTGGATTGCCGCCTTTTTCGTACCAGAACGTTTTAGAATTAGTCTTACGGTACTTTACGTTGGCAAGCGTGCCGTCTGGATGGCGCCAGGGCAGCGTTATCGCCTTCGATCTTTCGGAGTATCCTACGCCCATCAGACGCTGGACTTCCGTTGATATACCGCGACCAGTCAAATACGTATAATCACGTGTATTGACGTCTATAACGCGTTCATCGAGCGTTATTCTACGTTCTTTGTCGGTGTGCAATCTAATCGGATTAAGCCGATAATCATCGGGATCGTCCGTCTCATATTCACCGTACGTTTGCTTCAGATAGGCGGCCGCTTCTTCGTATGACACTGCCATCAAGAATGCGAGCAGCTTCGTAAAATTGCCCGACCGCCATTCCGGATCATCGGCGTCGCTATCGTACCAACATCCGTAATACTCTGAGTCCTCACGAAGATCAACGAAGAAGCTTGGCGAGTGATCTACGCGGAACGGACTGCATGAAGTGAAGCGTGGTCCGTCGAGTCCGGATGGTTTCGAAAAACGATGGAGATGTTGTTCTAGTTCTGCTGCGACAGTTGAAGTCTTAAAAATTTCGTCACCCCCTAGTGCTGATCCCAAAGTTTATTTGAATGCACAAGCATGTTTCGATGTTTTTTCAGCTGAGCTAAAATACTCTTGAGACCCATAATTGCTTCTATCTCTCCCATTGATAATGTAATCAAATCTTCTTTAGATAGATTCAATTGTTGCTCCAAACCACTTCTCTCGATAAAGCCCCATAATTCTAATACTTTATTGCCTATTAAATCGATTGATACCCTATTTGGATAAGTTTCTTCGACACTATACGTATGTTGGTTTTCAAAAATAATATCGGACGGAGAAATCTCTATATCATGGAGTGAACTATCACTTGTGGCTGATACTTCAGATTTCGTCTTATCTTCTTTACGTATTAACTCTTCAGTCGGAAAAAACAACACAAGTCTTGCAGATTTCTTGACTTTCTTTACGTACCTTGGTTCTAAGTCTTCCAAATTCCACAAAGCATTTTTTATTGTATGCTCACTTTCTATGTGATAGCTGTAGGACATCATCCTTTCTGTCTGTCGAAAAAGCTCTATTTGTCTTATGCCTTTAGGATATTTAGCTAAGATACTGAGAGCGAACATTCTTACATCATCTGGTGTTAGAACTATCATCGAATCACCGCCTCTATTATCTTTTAGATAAGATATCTTCTATATCTAAAAGATAAGTTATCTCCGCCATATTGTCAATCAAAAATTACCAACAAATTTACTAGAATCGCTTTCTTCCGACAATTCCCGCACGATCCCATAATTCGGAAGATACAGAAGCTCAACGCGCGTGTCCTCGCCACCATTACGTCCCTTCCCGATTTCGATAATGCCGCGACCCTCGTGAGCCAACGTATCAATACCGAAAACACACGCAGCGTCTTCGAGTACCGCTTTCGTCTTCTTAATCTCCGCGCGTTTTGGTGGCTTCAGCTCGCGATTGCCTTCGTCATCCTTTTCGTTGCCATTTTCGTCAGCTTGTGTAATGACGTGAATCACCGTTTTAGTACGACCGGCTAGGTGGCGTAGCTTTTTCGAAGTGGCTGCAACATCACCGCCAGCGGTTTTGGATGTGTTGGCTTCGAAATCCATATAGTAAATCGGATCAATAACGACGACGTCCGCCTTAGTTTCGATAATATCTGTTTCAAGTTGGCGAATGCTTCGATCGGTGAAGTCCGTATGATCCGCTGCTCGTAAAGTGATATTTCCGGGAATTATTTCGTTGAGAGAACGCGCAAATTGTTCGAGGCTTTGTTCGTATTCTCCCGTGAGGCGCCCCATTAATAACGATTTGTTTTCGAATCCCGCCGAGTAATCTACGCCTTCTATATTTGCGGTAAACGTACCTAGCCTAGCGGAGATTGACGAGTAAGCCCGTGCCCACCACTCGAATTCGGACATCTCCAATGCCCACACCAAAACGTTCGCACCTTGGAACGCCGCCTCTATCCCTTCTTCCATTGTAACAACGGATTTACCGCGACCGGATCGTGCATACCATGTATAGACGTTTGATGAAAGGTAACCGCCTATTTGTTCGTTTATAAGCGGAAACTTACTGCGCCAGATTCGGAAGGAGGTGCCTTCCTTCCGTGCTCGGAATTCTTCGAGAAATCGTTCGTGAGCGGTCTTGATATTCACATAAACAGGAACATTTGTTCGTATATTTGAACCTATTGTAATCCGTTCTACCGATTTAAGCAAGAAATTTCCGAATTCTTCCGATGTCATTTCAGCGAACTTCTTCGAAAGCTCCCCGCCATTGAACAACTCCGCATACATCCGTTTGCCTGCCGCGTCTTTCAGCTTACCTACGAGGAACTCGAACGAATCCGTGACTCCTGGTACGTAATCAAATCCGTCCATCTCAGCCACGACAGTCACATACGAAGGAGCTTGTCCGTTATTCTGTTCCGCATATCTACGTATATAGTCGTATGTTCTCCGTTCGATTTCCGTAGCAAAGTGATCTCGTTCGACGCCGTAAAGAGTGTAAATAGAAACGTCACCGATATCGATAGCTTTCGAGTGAATACAAGTTCCGTAATTTGGCACTAATTCCACCGCCTATCTGTATTATATTTTATTCAAATTTATCATTTCAAATTGGGCATGTGTCATTATCGAAATTCGGGAAATGTAAAATATGGATTTCACTCCCATCTTTATACAGATAATTGCCTGTTTGTTATTTGTTTTCGATATGATTCTGAACACGAAGAGGAGTTCACTTTACATAATGTCGAGTGCATCCGACTATTTATTTCCAGTATAAAAATACATACGATCTTCTTATATCTCGCGATTACTCGCTTATTCTCACTATTTAATTCAACGAATTCCCCGCTTACTCTCGCCAACGAACGGAACCACCGCGCACATATCCCGCACTCGATCCGCTAGTCTCCGATCGAAACCCTGCGACAGTCCTTCGATAGATACGTTAGACGTATATATGGTTGTTAGTCCGTTGGTTGTACGGTAGTTAACGATTGAATGTAAGTCACCGCGGAATCCCTCGCTTGCTGTGCGTACGCCGATGTCATCCAAGACTACGAACGGCGACGATTTGGCGCTCGTCATTTGCCGATAATATTCTCGCGATGCCGGTTCCGCAATGTCTTCAGGAACGTTAGGACGTGTGAATTCCGTATATAGCTCCTGCCACGCATTTACGTCGAGGAAGTACGCTGGCGTCTGAGGCGGCTGCCTATCCCGTCTCAATGAGCCTACGTAATTAACAATGATGTACTCGTGGAGCAGCGTGATTGCCGACGTTGTCTTCCCCGTTCCTGGTTCGAGTGAGTACAGATACAGCGACTTAATACGCTCTCCTTCCGGTTCAAATTGGCGTGTAAACGTTTTGGCGTATTGATCGAATATTGCGTAAGCGGCCGGCTGATCTTGCCGTGGTGATACCGTCTTTAGCGTAACATTGCGATATTCTTCAGGTATCTTTGTAGCTCCGATCCGTCCGCCGGCGCCATTGTAACCGTGCATGGCGATGTACGACGGGCAAATTACGTTGCAGGATTCGGTATCAACGAGGGAACACACGCTTTGTAAAATACAACTCTGAGAATGTGCTACTATTTCCCTGCACCTCCTAAAATAAGTTTACGCTAAAACTAGGTGAATTGTCGGAACATCCAAAAAATAAATGTGAAGATTTAGAACATTTCTATCTTTTTTGATATTAAAGTGTTGTACTTACTATGAAAAACAACCCTGCCTTCGAAATTCATAGCCACGCCGTAATCTCCTCAGTCGTCAGGTCACTATTTGCAAGCCCTTGCGCCTGGTTGCGCACCTCATCCTCCGCCAGTAACTTCGGCATAATCGAATTAATCCGATATGCGACGCAGAATCCGGCGGTCAACAACGGAAACTCTCGCGAAGGTCTATACGTACGGAAACACTCGTCGAATGCTTGCTTAAGGAGGTCCGCACCGTACGTTTCTAATGCTCGCTTTACGACGCCTTGCTCGAAGCGCCAGTTACGCATTGGTATGTAGGTTTCTATACCGAACTGATCACGGTTCATGTCAGCGAAATATACGTGGATCGAGGCGACATTCCATTGGTCGAGCGGTAGGTTGCGCCAGTCCTTACGTTGCTCTGCGGTGACTCGTGGTTTCTTCGCCATTACACGTTCACCCCTTCGATTTGGATTCCGAGCTTATCCAACGAGAACATTATTCCGTTAGAAAAGTCGTACCCACGCCACCGTTCGTATGCTCGGCGTATCTCAGCATGAATGCGTTGTTCTTGCGTCAATTCACGTTCATATCCGTTAATTAACGCGGACATTAACGTGTTGAATCGTAGTTCAATTTCAACGCACACCCATGACGCCAACGCCTGACTTTCCGGCATATCCCCGCCTTTAAGCGCAAAGAGCGAAATCGCTGCATTACTTACGCCCCTATCACGGAGTCTCTCGATAGCATCCGCCACTTCGTTTGGTATCGTTACTTTTCGGCTCATTCTACGTCCTCCTTCGTTAATATGATTCTAAACCAGGCGCGCGATTTCGGTCGAAGGCCAAATTCGGCGATTAACCTATTTTCGAGAATTTTTAGTGAAACTCGTATATTATCAATATTTTTGCGTATTATCAGAAATTAATTTCGCTTTATCGGAAAAGATTTGCGTATTATCGTCAATTTATTAATATAACGTATTAGTTGAATTATTCGTGTTATCTCTGTTTTTCTCTTCATTTCTCCGTTATTCTTAGTTTTTAGTTTTCTTACCGTAATATTCGAGAATATCGTCTACCGTACGCAGTTTTCCGTTCATACACTCACCTCCCATGTGATATCACGAACTTGAATGTTCTCCATGATATAAACTTCGTAACCATACTCAGACCTCGCCCACGCCAACGCCTGTTGAAACGAATTTGCATACACGACTTCAACGATCCTCGTTCCTACGTAAATAACAAATGTATTGTGTGCCATTGGTTTCCCCATTCGAATCATTTCGACGCCTCCCTATTATAGTTATACAATCGTGCCGCCGAATCACACGCTATTGTAAAATTACCGTGAAATTAGCGCTTATCATTTCGCACCTACCGAATACCCTCCGCCTTAATTTGGACGCCTAAATCGACGGTAATATCACGTGAAATTGCCGTTGTCATGGCGGTATGAATACTTTCGGAAACTGACCGTAGTGTTCCGATTAGGTCCGCTAATGATTTCGGACGACCAGTGATCCCCGTTTTCAGAATGACGTATTCGATCGCCAGGATCAGCGAGTTTACGCTGATTCCGTAATAGGCGATGTCGCGCCAAACTTCGCGCGGTGTTGCGTCTGCGTTCGGATTGTCCGCGATGATGCGTGACCAGTTCGGTGCTTTCGTTGGATCAACGATACGGCGCTCCTCAACGATAAATTGCATACCGTCCGATTTAATGCGATATTTTTCGGTTAACTGAACGTTCATAGTAAGTCCTCCTTTATGTTTGTTTCACTCAATATTACCTTATGGAAATGAATATACACCAATATTGCCAAAAGGAAAAACTCATTGTGTCCTCATTTTCGACCGAATTCGTATAAATACGTTTGTTTTTCTGCACTTTCGCCGATATTCTTTACCTTTTGGAAATATCGTGATAAAATCGTTACCAACAGGTAAAAGAGAAGGGTGATTATACCATGTCAAAAGATTTTGGAAAATTCCTTAAAGAGCTAAGAGAACAAAAAGAATTAAGTATTAATCAACTTGCTCTTAAATCGGGCGTTAGCGCTCCGCAAATTTCAAGAATTGAGACTGGTACTAGGGGCGTGCCAAAACCGGAAACTATAAAAAAACTATCTACAGCACTCGATATTTCTAGCGAAGAGATGATGAACGTCGCTGGTTATATTGATACTTCAATTGAAAACGAAGTACCTAACTGGGCAAACTCGAAAGATAAACGCGACTTTAAAAAGATGTTGGAAGAGGATTCCGGTCTCATGTTTGATGGAGTGCCCATTGAAGATGAGGATCGCCAACGCATTATGGACATCCTCACCGGACTATTCTGGGACGCTAAGCACCGCAGTAAAGAAAAGTACACCAACAATCGATATAAAAAAGATAACAGCGACTTGGACTAGGAGTTGGTATTTGTTGCAAACCAAAGTGGATATACTCGTACGCAAACACCGCACTACATGTCCATTTATGCTAGCTGAAAAACGAAATAACATCGTCGTATTCGAAGACCTCGGTGCCTCAACGAAAGGCATGTACTTTACGAAGTTCCGTCAAAAATACATAATCATCAACAATCGTCTTTCCGACGTATGGCAGCGCTTTGTCTGCGCCCATGAACTGGGTCACGACGTCCTTCACGCCGGTATGAACCGTTTCTTCATCGATGACCATACGTTCCTTATTTCGGGAAAATACGAACGGCAGGCGAATACGTTCGCTGTTGCGCTGCTAACTTCGCCTAATCCGATAGAGGCCGACGAGACGATTTCCGCGTATTTCCATCGGATCGAGATCCCCGAGGAGATGTTGATATACTATAAGGGTGCCTTGAACTAAGACGGGGGCGCCTTTTCTTTTGTCTTTTAATACCAACGTCTCTATACTTATACATCTACTACGTTGAGATCTTTAGACAATATCCCTTCCTGGATTAGTTCTTTCGTTTGTTGGAAAGTGCTTTTCTTTCCGACAACGGCGAGAGGAGCGTAGCGACGAAACGCATTCCGTATTATTTATCTTGTTAAAGATGGTTCTTGTTAAAAGAATGGTTCTTGTTAGTGTCTTCGTTCACCGTATCGGCGTTCACCATGTCGGTATTCACGGACACGGCTACGTTGTAATAGGTGTAGGCTCTGAATCGAATATCGTAAGCTGACTGATCGGAAGCACTGTATACCTCGTATTTTCCCATGTCCCCCCTTTACTACGGCCTTGCGTTGCTCTCAAAACGGCCTGTCCGTTCCACCGATACGTCAGCAGCCTCTTAACGTAACGATTCGCCGTCTGACGATTGACTCCGAGCAACCCCGCGATTTGTTCCTGCGTTGGATAACAGTTTCCTTGCGCATCCATAAACGAAGCGATGATACAAAGCGTTGTCCAATTTTGCGGCCCCATATCGGCGATTAGACCGCACTTGGCGGCATCGACGTACATCTTAACGAAAATGCGCGTTTCGGTAGTACCGGACGTTACGGAGTATTCCGTTTGAGTTTCGATTGAAACGAGATTGTTAGTGGACAACTTACACCTCCTCCTTCCGTAAATTTTCGCTTACACTCCATACGTTGCCGGTCGGGGACGTTTCGCACAATCTGCGCAAAAAAAAAAATAACGCCACCTCCGAAGAAGTGACGTCTATTTTTTAATATGTAGTTTGTTGCGTCGATCGACTCATTGCTTAAGAGACCTGACGCCTTACCAGACAATACAATCGTGATCTCAACTTTTTCGAAGCCCAGTAATGCGTCATATATTAGGGAAGTTCTATTATTAGAATGCTCAATCGCGGCATAACTCATCCACAT